ACCTTACGAACCAATTCTTAAAAATTGGATTAAAGAAGCAAATGGCAAGGGTTGCAAGATAGTTTACAAAGTTAAAGAGAATAAACTTAAATTGCTTGAAAAATATGGTTTTGAACATAGTTTTAAATCATATTATACAAAGTACACAACGATGGATACTGGGTCATATCAATATGTTGTTAACGAAAGCGACTTAATTCTTAAGTTGATCGTTACAAACGAAGATAAGGTAATGTTAGATTTAGAAAAATTTGAATTACCATATGAAAGAGATACATACGTAGCCAATATGAAAGATGTTGAAGATACCTGTATCTTTGATGAGAAAATTACAAACTTTGATATTATATATAATCTTGTAAGAGATAATATAATTTATCGAGTTTTAATTGAAAATAATTAATAATGCGTTTAAAACAATTTGTTAAGAAATATATTGACCCAAATTTAATCGTAAATGTATTTGTCAAAGTTAATAATAAATACTACAAAAAAGTTTATTCATGCTTAAGAGCAAAAAATTTATTAATCGATTTGGAACACGATAATTACAAAAATTATTCAGTTTTAAAAATCGAAGAAATAAAACAAAACAGAAATTCTGCAAACACAATCAATATAGTTGTGCGAGATAAACACAATATTTTTGAATGGAAATAAAAAAGGGGGAATAAAAGTATGTTAAAAATATTAATACCAATTATAATTATTGTTGTATTAGTAATTGTAAGAGTTGCGTATTCGTTTGGCGAAACTAAAGGAAGAGAAAAAATCTTTGCTAAAATATTTAGTGAGGTTTTATACAAGGTTTATAAAGACTCAATAAAAGAAACATTAATTAATGGTAGTCTTGAGGACTTACTCAATAATTTAAAATCTGAAATAAAAAAAGAAAGAGAGAACGAAAATGATGATGATAAATAAACCAATGTTTATGAATTACTTTGAAGATGGTAATTTGTTACAACACGATAAAGATAAAGAAACTTTTGTTTTAAGCAAAACCGATGTATTAGGAAATTTTTGTTTAAATCAAGAAGGAATGGAAAAACTTTGCAAATTTATTGAAATGGCAAATGACAAATCAAAAGTTAAAGCAAAGTTAAATGGCACAATTTTAGAGGTTAAAATAGATGAGCCTAAATTAAAAGCTAATATTAATACTTTAAGTATTGATAATAAACCTCAATTAGATTTAAGCGAAGTAATTAGTAGTTTTACAATTAATGTTGATAAATTAAAAATAGCAAGTGCTTTTTCTGACAAAAAAGGTGTAAGAGCGGTTTTAAATGGTGTTTGTATTAGAAATGGTTGGATTATGGCGACTGATAGTTTTAGTGCTTATAAAACACCTTGCGAAGATACTTCAGTTAATTTAGTTATTAATAACTCATTTATAAATATTTTAAAAGAATTAAAAGGCAATATTAAACTTGAAACTGATGGAATGAAAATTTGGCACAAAAATGAAAATGGTTTAACTTACATTGGAAGATTGCTAAATGGAACGTACCCTAATATTGAAAATATTTACAATTCTATTAAGAATTTTGATACAACAACCCTAAACCTTGAACCGATATACAATATTTTTGCATTATCAGGCTCAAATTCGTTAATTGGATTAACTTTAGATAAATTTTGTATAAATACTAGCACCACGTTTGTAAACTCTGAATTTGAGGGTATTTTTGACTTCAAATTTGAAAATGAATTTTGGTATAGTTCGACAATGTTGAAACTTGTTTTAAGTTTTATCGGTGATAAGAAAAATGTTAAACTTAACTTTTTACACGATAATCCAACTAAACCTGCAATTGTAAATGATGAATTTTTAATTTTGCCTGTAAGAAAAATGGAATAAAAATTAGTATATAATTTGCAATTAATATATAAATTGTGATATAATATTAGTGTGGAAGTCATGAGCCACGAAAAACATAGTTGGTAGTATGTGCAAGTACTATTAACGACATATTACCGACTGAAAGGCACTTTATGATATGGGTTGCACACCATTGATTAGAGTGCTTTTAATTTTAAATGAAAAAAAGGAGAATAGTATGAAAAGTTATGAAATTTGGAAAGAAAATGTACATATTAGTGACGTTTACAATGCCATAAAAAAGAATTGGGAATGGAATGTTACGGATGGATGTAGTTTTCCAGAAGCTGTTGAAATTGGAGAAATTAGTGAAAAAGCTTTGAAAAATCTAAAAGTACTTAATGCAACCGAGATTGCAACCATCAAAGTACGAGAGTATTTTAACAGAGATAACATTGATTATGATGAAGTTTCTTTAAATGAACTATATTATGTACGATCAAGAAAATTTGAAGTCTATTCAATTTGGGACTGGAAAGAAGAAAAAGTAATTGGCTATCTGGAGGATTTTGAATAATGAATAACAGAAAAGCTGAGACACGTAAAATAGCACGTCGTATAATCACATATAGAGTCACGTATGATGCTAATATGAAATTTTATAAGCCTGAAATAGTGAATGTCACTTGCCTTACAGAATGCGATATATCTGAAGTGTCTGACTTAAATTTATTACTTAAGAATCAAACAGAAGCTATGGAAAAAAATGCAAAAAGATTGGTTAAGGAACTTGTTAAAAAGGAAGTCGACTTAAATTTGTATGAATATTTGGACTTGTTAGATGAACATATGAAAGAATACTATGTATGGGATTTTGAAGTCAGTGAATACTTTGCTTATGTTGGTAGCGTAAATAATAAAAATTGTAAATTATTAGGATATTTATAGAAGAGGAGATAAAAATATGAAATTTACAGAAATTTTAGAAGAATTAAAAAAAGGCGAGAAAGTAACACGAGAAAAATGGGAAAAATCTGGCGACTCTTGTACTATCAATTTTATATCATATGATCCAAAAATAGGTAAATGTGTATTTTGGCTAAATGACGAGTATTTTGATGAGTTTATATGGCGTTATGAAGATATAATTGCAGAAGATTGGAAGATTTATGAAGAAAAACCAACACGAATATGGAAGCCTGAATTTGGTGAGAAATATTATTACATCACTACGAGGGGTGATGTAGCATATAATACTTTTAATAATTCTCTTGATGAGTATAGATTAAGTTTTAGAAATGTTTTTAAAACTGCAGAAGAGGCAAGAAAAATGGTTGAAAAACTAAAAATTATTAATAAATTAAGAGAATTATCAAATGGTGATTTTTATCGAAATTGTACTGAAGTGAAATACGTAATATGGTATGATAGCGCATGTAAAGAAATTAAAATTAATACACATGAATATATTAGAGAATTACCATTTAGTATATATTTCGCAACTAAAAAAGATGCTGAAAAGGCTGTTTTAACAATTGGTGAAGATAACTTAAAGAAGTACTATTTTGATGTAGAGGATTAAAATTATGACAGATTTTAGAAAATTAAATGAAAACGTAAGAAAATATATTTGTAAGATTTATGTGAAAGATAATGAAAGCCGTTATGTGAGTTGGAATTATATAAGCCCAGCCAAAGATGAAGATGAAAAAATAACAAATTTAGAACAAATTGCTAGCAAGATGTTTCTTCGTGGTGGAATAGAGTATTTTGAAAAATGGATTGAAAGATTTCCAGCAATATTAGATGTGGCGGATTATTATGTAGGTGATGCTGTTGGAATATTACATAGCTTATATAATTTAACCGAAAGAGAAAGAAATGAAAGCACATTAACACATAGTGAGGCTTGCCACATAATCACAAAGTTAATTTTTGATTTTATTACTGGTCCTAATTATTAAAAAGTTTGAAAGTAGGTAGAAAGCAAATGAGATTTGAAGATTTTGATTTTGATAAATGCCGTGTATTGTACACACACCAAATTTTAGCTAATTACATTTATTTTTTAATAAAAAACGAAGAAGTTGTTTATGTTGGGCAAACTTCAAAAGGAGTATGCAAAATATACCAACATTTAGTTAATAAAGATTTTGACAAAGTATATACATTATGGGTTAGTGATAAAAACGAATTGAACAAATTGAAAAAATTTTATATTTTAAAGTATAAACCAATTTATAATAAAAAATACAATTATTAATAGAAAGGGATTGTAAAAATGGGAGTAAAAAGAGTTGTTGACACAGATTTTTGGAAAGATGATTGTGTAGCTGAAAAGTATTCAGCTGAAGATAGATATTTTTTCTTGTATTTACTAACAAACCCTAATTCAAAGCAATGTGGTATTTATCATTTACCATTAAGGGTTATTGCTTTTGAAATGGGTCATTCAAGAGATAGTGTAGAAAGCATTATTGATCGATTTCAACATAGATTTAAAAACATCATTTACAACAAAGAAACTCAAGAAATAGCAATTTTGAATTTTTTGAAATATTCAATTGTTAAGGGTGGAAAACCAGTTGAAGATTGCATAAGGAAAGAACTTGAAAAGGTAAAAGATAAAACTTTAATTCGTGCGGTTTACGAAAATATGAAAAGTTATATGGATGAAAATATAGCAAAGAATGATAAATCAATATATATTAATATTAAAAAAATATTTAAAACATTTATAAATAATATTAATATTAATGATAATGACAATGAACGAATCGTGCCACGAATCGTGAACGAATCGTCAAAGAAAGCACCTTATGTTGAAATTGTTGATTATCTTAACGAGAAAATAGGTGCGAGATATTCAGCTAAAAGTAGTAAAACTCAAACGCTTATTAATGCAAGAATGAACGAGGGTTTTACTCTTGAAGACTTTAAAACAGTTATTGATAAAAAATGCAATGATTGGTTGAAAGATACAAAAATGTCGAAATATTTGCGACCTGAAACATTGTTTGGCACAAAATTTGAGGGTTATTTAAACGAAATACAAAAGAAAAAAACATTGCCAAGTTGGTATCAAGAACCTACTAAACAACAGCCAAAATACGTAGAACCAACTAGCGAAAGTTTAAAAGATTTAGAAGATTTTTTCAAAAATAAGGAGTAAATACTAAAATGAAATTATATAGTGAAAATGATAGTTATAAAATATATAACGGCGATATGCTTGATATGTTGCAAGTGATTGAGCCTGAAAGCATTGATGCAATTGTTTGCGACCCACCATATGAATTGGGCTTTATGAATAAAAGTTGGGATAGCACTGGTATTGCATTTAAGAAAGAAACGTGGCAAAATTGTTTTGAGGTTTTAAAACCAGGTGGCTATTTGTTGGCTTTTGGTGGTTCGAGAACTTATCACAGAATTGCTTGTGCTATTGAAGATGCAGGCTTTGAAATAAGAGATTGTGTTATGTATTTTTATGGCACTGGCTTCCCAAAGTCATGTAATATTGGATTAGCAATAGACAAGAAAAATGGTGTTGAAAGTGAAGTAGTAGGTGTTGGCAAAAGTGGTTGTAATAGTAGAGCATATCAAAGTGAAAAACCTACAACAGCAGGCAATTATGACATAAAAAAATCTCAAAATGAATGGCAAGGTTGGGGGACATGTTTGAAACCTGCATATGAACCTATAATTGTCGCAAGAAAGCCATTTAAAGGTAGTGTGGTTGATAATATAATCAAGTACAGAGTAGGTGGTTTGAATATCGATGAATGTAGGATACCAACAAATGATGATTTAGCTAGAATTAATAGAACTGATAATGGTATGTTTGGCATAGGCAAAAATAATAACAATGCTCAAAAATGTAAAGAATTAGGTATTGAATATGGTGGTCGTTTCCCAGCAAATGTAATAACAGATGGTAGCGAAGAAGTACGAAGTGGTTTGCCAGAAACAAAAAGTAGTGGTGGTAATTATACTATGCAAGATTTTTCAAACTTTAAAAGTTCTATGATGCATTTTACAGATAAAAAATGTGAAAAGCCAAGAATAAATTGTGATAAGCAATTCCCAATTGACAGTGGAAGTGCAATGAGATATTTTTATTCTGCAAAGGCTAGCAAGAAAGATAGAGATGAGGGGCTAGATGCTTTTGAAGAGCGAAAAACTACTGATGGTTGCATAAGAGCTAATGTAGAAACAGCAAGGAAATATGGTGCAAATTCTGCTTTAAGAAAAAACAACCATCCAACTTGCAAGCCAACTGAATTAATGCAATATTTAGTTAGATTAGTTAGCCCAAAGGGTGCAACGATTTTAGACCCTTTTATGGGTAGTGGTAGTACTGGAAAAGCTGTAATGTTTGAAAATCGTGAGCGTGATGCAAATTATAAATTTATCGGTATTGAATTGACAGATGAATATTTGCCGATTGCACAAGCACGAATAGAATATGCACGTGATAAGTTTAAGTACGATCTAGAGCAAGAAAAAGTTACAAAGGGCAAACAAAATATATTTGATTTTATGGAAAGTGAGGAATAGTTATGAAGAAAATTAAAGAAAATATAAATTTAAAAAAATTAGAAAAATACGGCTATGAAAAAGAAAATGCAATGTATGTTAAATATACAAATGACACATATTATGGTAGCCCAATAGCTATTACTATTAATGCTTATACAAGAATTATAGAAAAACGTTATTGTTGGACTTATATGTTTGGTCCAATACTTCATTCAAGTATTATGAGAAATAACAAGCCAGTTAAGGTTAATAAAAAATATATTCAAGATCTGATACAAGCTGGTTATATCGAGGAGGCAAAATGAAAAGAGAAGAATTAGAAAAATTTTTAGGTGCTAAAGTTACTATTACACTTGATAATGATGTATATGTATACAATGGCTTTTTGGCAGTAGCTAGCGATTGTGGATATTATTATTCTGGTGATATTATATATTTTTTAATAGGCGAATTATCAAAACTGCCTATTTGCGTTTTTAAGAACTACCACGTAAAAAAATGCACTTTAGTACCAGAATTGGAAACTGACAGTAAAAGTGAAAAATAATTAATGGAGGGAATATGAATAATTGGAAAGAATATAGAATTTATAAAGAAAACGTAAGGGGTATTCAAGATACATTACAACGAGCTAGAGAGCAAGTATCTAGAATTAATCGTGAACAAGAACATCGTGAATTTAATAGAATTGTAGGCATAGGCACAGCAGAACTGCCATATTCTTATGATTCTGATATTTTTGAATATGAATATCGAAGATTAAAATCAAAAGAAACACCAATGTTAGTTGATTGCAGTAATTTCACTTATAAAGAATTTGCAAATGGGGAATTATATTTTTGTCCTAAATGCTGTAATATGATTAAAAAAAGCTATTTTTATTGTCCTAATTGCGGGCAACGTTTACTATGGGTAAATATATACGATACGAAGGCAACAACTGAAGATAACGAAAATGTAAAGAAAGGAGAATGATTTAGGATGAAACAAGCAATATTAATGAATTTTAAGCCTAAAGAGGTTCAAAAAATTTTAAATGGTGAAAAAACCCTTGCTATTTCAAAAACAATGCCAAAATGTAAATTACCAATAGATGTTTATATTTATTGTTCAAGAGGGAAAGGAACAAAAAAATCGCCATCTTTATGTGCTACTCCTCATATAAATTGTAAAACTTTTGCTCCAATAACATATACATATAGTTTAAATGGATGGTACGAACCAAATTCATCACCAGTTCTTCAAATTTTAGATGGAAGAATTGTTGCTAAATTTACTTTAAAAGAAGTAGTTGGGTTTAAAGTCGATGATAAAGAAATTGATACAATAGTATTTGATAATATTACTAGATTGTATTTTGAAGAAAAATCACTAGAATATATGACACAAGTTAGTTATGAAGAAATGGCAAAATATTTAAATGGTAAAAAAGGTTATTTATCGTATATTGATAATCTTGAAATTTTTGATAAACAATTGAAATTAAATCGTTTTTGGGTAAAATGCGATTCTGAAACTGGTAAAGATTGCAAGCATTGTTCTTTTTTTGTTTGTGAAAATAATGAAAGCGTAGGTCATGAAGAATGGTGTAATAGTGAACACGATCATATGAGAAGATTGAAAAAAGCACCATCAAATTATCAATATGTATGGGTGGAAGAAAATGCAGATAGAAAAGATTAAGCAAGAATTACAAAGCACTTTAGAAGAAATAAAAAAAGTTTATGAAGAAAACGATGCGTTAGTAAAACCTAAAACTTTAAATGATGGCAAATACATGCAAATGATTAATACCAAGTTAAGATTTATTTTAGGCAATCCGAAAACTAACAAAATTATGTCAACCAAAGAAGCAGATGAGTATTATTTTGACAAGAAAAAAGGTATTCAACATATGCAAGCAAGATATATGCTAATTTTAGAATTGCAACAATATATCACTGAAGAAACAATGTTACCATTTATTTATGATAGATATATGGTATGTAAAATATTACAAATAAGTTATAGTACTTATAATATGTATATTGATGATGCAAATAATAATATGAATTTAAACGGCAATGATGAAGTAGGCGATTTATTTTTAGATATTGAAAGTATGTTGCTTTCTGATAGAATCTCAAGTGCAGAAAACAAAATTAAAGATGGTTCATCGATTGATAGAACAAATCGATACAAAAAGCAAAATGGTGGTTTTGGTGTTACGTTTGAAAAAGATACTTCAAGAGATGGCAAGAAAGAAATCATAGTAAGCACTGAAGATGCACAAAAGAAGTTAAGTACGTTTGGTTTTTCACAAATTTTAATAGAAAATAACGAAAAAAAAGAGTAAAAGTATTGACAAATAAATAAAATAGGTGTAAAATGGTGGTGTACTTTTTGAAAGAGAGTGCGTGATTGGAGAGATAGAATATGATTTATAGTTATCAAAGAGTGAGTTCAAAAGAACAAAATCTTGCACGACAAGAAGAAGCGTTTGAAAAGTGGTGCAATGAAAATGGTATTAATTCAAAAGATTGTTTAATATTTGCCGACAAACAAAGTGGTAAGGATTTTGAAAGAAAGAATTATCAATTAATGTTGGAAGAACTTAAACAAGGCGATGTATTAGTAATTAAATCAATTGATCGTTTAGGAAGAAATTATGATCTAATCATTGCAGAATGGACTAAAATTACAAAAAGTATTAAAGCCGATATAGTTGTAATTGATATGCCACTACTTGACACTAGAGATAAAAAAGAAAACTTAACAGGTAAGTTTATAAGTGATATAGTATTACAATTATTAAGTTATGTTGCAGAAACTGAAAGAAATAATATTAAGCAACGACAACGTGAGGGCATCGACATAGCATTACAAAATGGTGTTAAGTTTGGTGCAAAAGAAAAAATCACTAATCAAGAAGAAATTGACGATTTTAAAAATGATTATATATCAGGTATGAAATATATAGATATTCAAAATAAGTATAATTTAACAAAACCAACAATTATAAATATGGCAAAAAAACTTGGTTTACCAAGTAGAAATAATAAAGCTGAAAAATAATTATAGAATGGAGAAAATAATGAGTACAAATATTTCAAAAGAAAAGAGATAAATCGTTGTAAATAAAATTTGAACAAAAATTATAGGTGCTTGCACCTCCTGCATTGCAGGTGTTTCTACTGCCTTGTGTAGTTAGAATAAGAAAAATAAACCGCTACTCTGTATCATTTTTCCCCTACCTTTACACAGAGCCAAATAAACAAATTTTTCTAAAGAAAGGCGGAGTTGTTTTCATAATTTCATCTTTGCTAGTAAGATGTCATGTATCCTTTTCTATTATTAGTTAGTTAGTTTTTAAATTTAACCCCCAATAATTATAATTTAATAGCAAAAAGAAATATTTATTTGTTTACAACAAAAGTTTGATTTACTAGCGGTCAAACTTTTTATTTTTTACTTGACAAACATATATTATGGTGGTATAATACAAGTGTTTTTGTTGATTGACATAAAAACACCTCCTTTTTTTGATACAAGTTTTTTTGGTTTCTTTATAAAAACCATTATTCCCCTATTAAAGCAAGCTGGAAACGGTTTGCTTTTTTGTTTTATTTAATCAAGCCAAAAAAAGGGTATTATTTTGATTTTAACCACTATACCCTTGATAATTTATCACTTTGAAATAGAAAATTTGAAAAATAGCCAAAATTTAGGCTCATTTACGAAAATACAACCGATTTAAACATTGATATTTTCAATAATACTAAAAAATTTACTGAGTTAAATTTATGACACACCCCCTTTAGAAAAATATATAGTGCATAATATTTTTTTGAAAAAAGGTATTAAAATATAAAGTTCTAAAAATTTGCAACAGCAAAATTAGGATACACCCCTTTTTGGTAGTCTCAAATAGCAACACAAAAAATTTCAAAAAGTAGGGCAATAACTCAAAATTGCATTTAACAAGTTATTAATCAAAAATTACCTATTTAAAATAGTGATAATTTTAATAAAAAATGCGTGTTTTAGTTGTGGTTATCTTTCACAATATGAAAACGTTTACATAAAAAATAATGTATAAAAGGTATTGACAAATTTATTAAAAAAGTGTAAAATATAAGTGCCTTTTAAAAATAAGGCAGGAGGTTAATTTTATGAAAAAATACTATTTAAATGAAGAAGAAATCACAAAGGAAGAATTTAACGAGCAGCTAGAAGGATGCATCACCGAATATGTTGACAATAACTACGATGATTTACTAGACGAAGACAACGAAGAATACCGAATAGGCTATTTGACATTTTCGGCAAGCGAGGTATTGAAAAACTGTGATCCTGTTGCTTACCGCTGCGGCTTCAGTGACTACGAAAGCGAAGTTTTGGAAGAAGCAGAAAATGAGCTAGAAAATAGCGGTTATTATGAAATTGATGGCGACACTTTCAAAATTGAAGAAGATGAAGAAGAGGAGTAAAAAACATGAAGATAACAGATTTTAAAAAAGATTTTTTTTATAAAGGCGGCAGAATAACGCATAAAGATTGGCCATCAAATACTACAATAGGGATGCATAAAGGGAAATTTTTTTACTTTTTTAACGGGAAAATATATAAAAAACAACCCGTTATATTTGACATGTACTATTTGCTTTCTGAAAATTGGGAACCAGTTGAAAGCATATTATAATTTATTAATATAAAGAGGTATTAAAAAATGAATAAAGTTAAAAAAAGAATACTAGATGATCTAAAACTAACAGAAAAACAAAAAAAAGAACTAGAGAAAATAAAAAAATATTTAGAAAAAGAAAATGAAAAAGCAAGAGAACGCCAAAAAGAAAGGGGTGTTAGGTAGTGCTGATATTATGGGCATTTTTTTGGTTTTTCTGTTATTTAGTTGCAAATCAAAAGTAATAATTTTAAAAAGAAAGCAGTTAAAAGCTGCTTTTTTCTTTTTTTAGTTTCCTACAAACGCTCTAAAATCGAACGAATGCATAAATATTCAACTTTTCAAATCTCAATCGCTTACAAGGGGCTTTTAAAGTTTAAAATTAATAATAGTAGTTGATCAATAATTGATCAATTTAACAAAATTATAAATAAACATGTTTCTAATTAATAGTTAACTTTTTGACTGCTAATAAAAAATAACTAATTTAAAATTAGCTAATAAATAACTAGCTAATAATTTATGAATGCTTAACTTTTAATTAATAAATCAAATGTTAAAAATTAAAGTTGTATAATAAATAGCTTTTAAATTATATTGCTAAAATATAACTGTTTAAATTATAACATGATTATAAATGTAAATAATATAAATTATTATATATTAATTTATAAAAAACTATGATATTTTTGTCTTGCTTAACGACTGAATTTTTGCGATTTTTTCCTACACATATTATATATATAATTATAATTTTTTTAAAAAAGTATAGTAAAAATCAAAAATAAACATTAAAAAAGTAAAATAAAGTACACTTTGTTAAACTTTACGCAAAATAGCCAAAATTAAAATAAGCCTAAAAAAAGGCTAAATTTAAAGTTTTACCATATGGGTGTTTGTAATTTATCACAAAAACAAATAAAATTTAAAAATAAGCGGTTTTTAAGGCTCAAATTTGAAAATGGAAGTATAAGAAAGAACGAGAATACAAGAAAATACCAAAAAACCCCCCCTACCCTATTTTTTGAAAGTTTATAAGGTAGTATCATTACCCCTTCCCCATTTCTCTACTATTTTTCGTTCAACAAAACCTTGTTTCGTTTTCACGCTACGCTTTTAATTTCACAAAATCTTTTTTGACCTCTTGCCAAAAGAAAATTTCTGTGGTATACTTTAATCACGAGCAAAGGAGAAACGAGGCGATAGCGGTGTGGATTATCAGTGTTGTAAAATTTTTGAATAAGTTGCCAAAAGGGTTGCGAGTAGTGATCTATGTGTTGTTAGGTCTGACAGTGGTTTTTTGGGTGATGTTTTTGTTAGCTCAAATTTTGGAAGTTGTCAGAAAGGTCGTGCATTGGATGTCGCAAAAGTCGGTTTTTTGGACTGGCTTTTATGCCCTGATAATTTTGTGTGTTGGGACTTTTTTAGTTGCAGAATTTGTGTTGCATTTAGGATGGTGGGACAAGTTAGTCGCTTTTTTCACAAATTGGTTTAATGTCGTACGTGAATTTATTGGTGGAAAGATATCAGGTAAATAAAATGAAACACGTGGGTGCGTGTAAAACGTTCGACAAAGTATCTATGTGTATGATAATATTAATTTTGACCAAGCAGTAAGGTCATTAAATAATATCTGTATGGATCATACTGTAGATTGCTTCGGCACTATGGTTAAAAAAGAATATTATAACTTTGTATACTAGAAAGGCTTGGGTAATGCCTAAATCCAAATATTTCATTTAGTAGGTTATAATATTTATAATAGTTCCCACCACGCCTCTGATTTAAGCGTACCATGGTGGGCCTTTTTATTCGTATGTTTCTTGACAAAAATTTAAAAGCGTGGTATAATGTAGGTGCTTCAAGTATTTGAGGCTCTATCAATCACTATATAAATATATTTATTTCATCTTCCAAAAAAATGAATTTATATGTATTTATGTCACGTTCTTTCAGAAAAAGGCTTGCATTAAAAAAATTGAAAATGTGAGTTTTTTTCTTGACAAGGCTTGGACAAGTGTTGTATAATGTAGTTGCTTTTTCAAGAGGAGGTAAAAAATGAAATTAAGCGATTTTAAATATGATGAACTAAAAAAAAGAGTGGAAGAAATGAATATTAAAAAGAAATTAAAAGATTTAACTTTTGAAGAGTTTGCCGAATGGGCACGTAAAAATTGTTCTAATATTAGCTGCAGTTCTTGTATTTTTTGTAACGTGAAATGTGTTGTTGGCAATTCAAAATGTTGGGTAAATCATAAAGGTCTGTATTCTGATAAATTCCTAGACCAAGAAATAGAAATAGAAATACCTGATATTTTAACTCCTAATATTATAACTAAAGAAGAGAAGAAATATTTGGAAAATGTTATTAAACCAGTAAAAAATAAAGTTAGGTCGATTACAAAAAGGCAAAGTAAAAATAGCACTATAGCGTATATACACATATCTATTGATAATAGTGATCTAGATTGTAGTTTTGATAGTATAACTTTGAATTACTCTAAAGCCGATACTGCATATGTTAATATGGAGTCAAATAGAGAATATAAGTTAGAAGAATTAGGATTATTTGAATAGGAGGAATAAGATTATGGAAAACAAATTACAAATAAAAGGTCTATATTTAAATGGTGAAGTGATTTTTGTTAAAGAATTAGGAACAATTGGAGAAGAAACACCAATCAAGGACAAAAACGGTGTTCAATTAAAAGTAGGTGACTTGGTTTTTGGTAAAGCAGGTTCAAGTTTTTGTTGTGTACCAATAGCAAAAGATGAAGGCAAATGTTATGCACATGGTTTTGGAGTTTGCTTTAATGTTAATGGCAGTTATTCAAGTGACTTACAAATTGAAAAAGTAAAAGGCTGTGAAGATATAGAATTAGGGTCTAAAATGCCAATTCCAAGTACACAATTTCCAATTCTAGCAATACAATATGGTGAAAAAGATGTTTAGAATAGTAGAATTAGAAGATTGTGAAATAAACAATACGTATTTTTGACTGATGCAGAAAGCGTTGAAAGCCAATTGGCTGACATTTACGATGCACTAAAAGATAAGTTAGGTAGTTCGTTTTTTGTTATTGCCGATACAACATTAAGAGAATGGTGGTCGCTTGATCGTTTTATTGGAATTAACTTTGTTGATGGTAAGTATGCAGGCGGTTGGATTAAGAATTTTATGGGCATTCCTTATGAGTTAGAAAAAGAAAGTGAATACATATTGATGACTAATATGAGTTTATTGGATAACAGCTTATGGTCTAAAAGTGATATAGAAAGTTTTAAAAAATTGTCAAAAAAAGGCTTAATAATTAAGCAAGAAGTACAATATAGAGTTTTACAAAAGCGTGTCGCCATAATAGACAAAAATAGATTAGATTCAATAAATTATTTTATACATAAAGGTTTAAATATTAATCAAAAAATTGTTGTAACAGAACAAGATATTAAAGATGTTTACGCTCTTAAACTTAATAAGCGTTTAACAAAAGAAATAAAATTTACTTATATGAATGGGCAAAAGAAACAAACACGGAAGATTTATAGTTTCCAAAGATGGTTATTTATACGATACTTGTGGTTATGGTTGTAGTACTTGGGGTAGTGATTATCAAGAAACCATACAATTTAAAGATGGTAAATATTATATAGAGGAATGCAACTTGAGGGCAGAAATTGTAGATACAGGCGAAGAATACATAACAGAATTTGAAATAAAAGTTTTTGATGTTTTACAAAACTTTGAAGAAATAGGGAAAAAATATTGGATTGACCAAGATGTGGAAGTAAGTGTATTTTATGGTGAAATACTTTTTGACAAACCAATAAAAGTTTATAAAATAAAGGATAAGATACTTTAATATGGAATCTATGGAGGGATTAAAAAATGATTGAAATTTTAAAACACGGAAAAAAGAAATATCATTTTGTTTGTGAAAAATGTGGATGTGAGTTTTGTTCAAATGGTGATGAAATTGCTAGTACTAAATCTATTCCTGTAACTAGATATATTTTATGTCCAGAATGTGGGAACAAAATAAATATTGAAAATTTAGATGAACATGTTAATAAAAAAGATGATGACAATGATTATTAGAGGTGAAATAAATGATAAAAGAAGAATTAAGACAAATTACTATTGAGTTAAGTCCTACTTGGAATATCGAAGGAAAACGCAATAATCAAAACTTTATTAAAATTACTTATAATGTGCTTGCGGAAGCGTTAGAATTAACTGGGGTATTTGAAAACAAATATTTTCATCACATTATTTTAAAAGGTACAATTGACAAAAATTTATTAAATTTAAGAGTAAACGAAATTCAAGGAGGATATTCATATTCTTTTAGCGATATTAAAGAATTATTATATTTAGTATTAATGTCGTTTAAAAGGTTTGGAGATACTAAATTAATGCGATTATATAATTATTTAGAAAGTCAAGACTGTGCTTATTCATATTTAATCGAATATAAATATATTTATGTAGAGAAAGAGGAAAGATAAATGATAATTAAAAAGAAATTAAGAGATGTCACTCCGAGTGAATATAGAGAATGGGAAAAAAAGCATTGTGCTTTAAATACAATAGATTGTGCAAATTGTGCTTTTCATTACGTTATGTGCCGTAGTTGGGGACCTTCTTGGGTAAAGCATAAGAATTTATATTCAGATAACTTTTTAGATCAAGAAATAGAAATTGAAATTAAAGATGTTTTAGATGAAGTAGAAAAGAAATATCTAAAATCAATAATTAGACCTTTTAAAGATAGAGTTGAATATATTGATAAAAAAAAGGGTGGAAATTGTACTGATAGTAGCACTTTTTATTATATTGCAATAACGATTAAAAGTATTACTAGTGATTGTGTAAATGAAACAATATGTTTTCCATTTTTTAAGCCAGAAAGCAAAATGTATGAAGGTATGGAGCTCAACAAAAAATACACATTAAAAGAATTAGGATTATAAAAATAAACACAAGAAAGGAAAATAAATAAAAATGCATGACTTAAAAATATTTACAACTAATATAGAGCAAGAAGCAATTAATCAAATAGAATTATTATTATCACAAGAAGCTTTTAAAGATTGTAAAATACGAATTATGCCTGATGTACACGCAGGAGCAGGATGTGTTATTGGCTTTACAGGTAATTTGGGTGATAAAGTAATCCCTGAAATTGTAGGTGTTGATATTGGGTGTGGCATGTTAACAGTGGAATTAGGTAAATGTGATATTGATTTAAAATTATTAGATGAATATATAAAAGAAAATATTCCTAGTGGTCGTAATATTTATTCTGATGAAAAAGTTGATGAAATTAATATTTATAAGGTTGAAAAAATGATTGAACAACTTTATTGTAAAGACAAACTAGTTAATATTGATTGGCTTAAAAACTCTTTAGGAACTTTAGGTGGTGGTAATCATTTTATAGAAATTGATACTGATGAAGAGGGTAAAAAATATTTAATTATTCACACGGGTTCTAGAAATTTAGGAAAGCAAGTTGCGGAAATTTATCAAGACATCGCTATTAAAAATTGTTCTTTTGAAAAAGAAATGCGAGAAGAAATTAAAAATTTAATTGCTAATTATAAGTTATCAGGAAGGCAAAAAGAAATCGAAGAGGGTATCTTAAATATAAGAAATAAATACAATGGACTTACAAAGCTTCCAAAAGATTTATGTTATCTAGAAGGTGTTGATAGAGAAAATTATTTACACGATATGAAAATTTGTCAAGAATTTGCAAAGTGGAATAGAAGAATTATAGTGGAAAACATTTTGGCTTATTTACATAATTATCAAAATTGTGATTTAACTTTATATGAATATAATTATTTTGATACAATTCACAATTATATTTCTTTTGAAGATAATATTGTTAGAAAAGGGGCTATTGAAGCATATGATAATGGCAAATTATTATTAATACCCATGAATATGCGTGATGGTTGTATTATTGCAAAAGGTAAAGGAAATAAAGATTGGAATTGTTCTGCTCCACACGGTGCTGGTAGAATAATGTCTAGAGCTGCTGCTAAGAGCAATTTAGATGTAAAAGAATTTGAAAAGTCTATGGAAAATATTTATACTACTACAGCAAATGAATTAACTATAGATGAAGCACCTATGGCTTATAAACCAGCTCAAGAAATTATTGATAATATTATAGATACGGTTGAAATAATTAAAATTATTAAACCTATCTATAATTTCAAAGCCACTGAATAATAATTTAAGAAAGGAAAAGATAGAAAATGGGAGTCAAAGTAGATTTTAAAGTAAACGTTCCACATGGGGAGATGGACATAACAGAGAATGGGCAATATGATGTTAGCGATTATGCGATTGCGAATGTTAATGTTGACAATAAAGAACAAATATGCAATGCAGAGGTTACAATACCTATTGATAATTTGAAAGAAGCTATAAATAATTATTCTAATATATGGGTCGATGATACAAATGGGTTAAAAGATTTTATTATTGCACAACAAGGCAAAATTAAACTAACAATTAACACTTTAATAGGTGCTTTGTATATGACACTATATCCTACACTTTGGAAAGATGATACAAACGGTAGTTATAATTATCAAGGCTCGCTATACATTGAGCAAGATTTAAGTGCAATTGGTGGTTCAGATTATAATCAAATTGTAGTTAGAGCGATTGCGTGGGATAATAGCAAATACGTAGCATTTAGACCTACGATAATACCAGTTGAAAAGCAAAGTAGCGGCGGTGGAAAATACTCTAATCACTTGCATTATGATATACATTTAGAAGGCACTTGGGATACTTCAAATCAAATAATGACTTTTGACACAGCTACTCAAAATGCAGTTAAAGCGTTATTAGATAAATTGGATGAATTAACTGTAAGTGATAACTATGATTTTCTAGTAAATATGCGTGTAGCAGGTAAAGCTTCTGCAGAAGGTGATATAGCATTAATAGGTGCAAATATGAAACTTAATTATATTCCAGGCACATGTGCTGTAAGAAATCTACAAACACAGTTTATACTAAACGTTAATAATCCAGATACAGCAAAAATAGTAATCACTAATACTGATTTTTCTTCAAATAATGAATCATTCTACTCTTTCATAACTGGTATGTATGTAGTATTCCAATTTGATATAAACTATTAGAAAAAAAGAGGAAACAACTAATGAATAAAAAAGCAAAAATAACAACACTTATATTAGGTATTATATTAGGTATATTATTAACAATATGTTTTATAAATATTAAATATAAACAACCTGGTAGTAAGGCATCAAGAATATCGATAAATGTTAAGGTTACATATCGTGTTTATTATAGTTTAGAAAGCAAGGGAATTAGTGCAGATAAACTTTATGATGAAAAAGGCGACACCACATATTTAAAGAGAGTTTATATAACATTAAGAAATAACATATGGGTAACGTTTGTTGATGTTGAATGGGAAGAAATTAAAAACAATGGCAAGGTGCAATACCACCCTGTAATAGGCAAACCCTACAAAGAATATTATTCAAATTTATCGTACGTAATAAAATATTAGAGAAAGAAAGGCAACTAGATATGACATTAGAACAAATAATCAAATTATTAAAAACTGATGGTATAGGTTCTAAACGTGTTGTTTACAAGATGTTAGAAAATGCGAGTATAAATGAATTGTGTGAGTTGAAAAGAGATTTAAGCACGATAATAGCACAAAAGAGAGCCAATCACGAAAATAACAACCCTTGTGTGAGCGAACGAAAATAAAAAGGTGGGTAAATATTCAACTCACCCTCTCACAGAGGGCTTATAGAAAGGGCTAAAAAGAAATGAAAGAAAAAGTTGAGTTAGTAAAAGAAATTATTGGTATAAGACCTGAATTGAAGAAAAAGCAAAGCAGGTTATGGAGATGTAATCGTGAGAAATTAATTTCTTTACTAAAAAGAGAACAAGAAAAAATTAAGGAAATACATATTGGCGATAAAATTATAAATGAAGAACACGAGTCGTTCGATCGAATTGTGCAATCTTTGTTTGAAATAAAAATTGATAAATACGAAACAACTGAAAATGGGTTGATAGTATATTTTTCAGAAAGTGTGAATTAGTGATAACTGAAACAAATATTAATTATTATGGTTATAAGAATTATAGTAAATATAAAACTTATACATGTGAATATTGTAAAAAAGAGTTTAAATTAATTAAAGGCGAAACGTTATACAAACTGGCACACTTGACATTTTGTTCATACAAGTGCCGTTCTGAATACAAAAAGATAGAAAGTGAGAAAATGAAAAATGAATAGAGAAGATTTAGTATTAGGCTGTAAAGTTGTTTGCAATGGTTATTTGAAAAAAACTAAAATGAAATATTGCTTACCAAAACTGGATATTGAAGATTATGAGCCAGAGCAATTAAAGGTTATTAGCAATGTTGGTAATTCTGAAGGTATTAAGTATTTAAAACTTAACGAAGAGTTTGAGCAAGAGCAATACGAAGTAGTGAAATTGGCTAAACCATTTACTGGTGTATTAGTAGGAACGCAAAAGGTATTTACTAAAAAGCACTTTAAATGCGAAAATGATTTTGTTGATTATGCAGATAATTTACTAACACAAATTAAGCCGTACACAAAAAAAGAAGATTTGCAATTTGTAGCAAAGGTATATTTCAAAAAAGGACAATCAAGATTAGTTCCTTTAGAAATGGTGGAATTAATTAATGATTAGCATCGAAGAAGTAATGGCATCAATGGTTAAACAAAAAATGTCGATAAGAGAGATTGCCAAAAAAATTGGAATGCCTAAATCGACATTGCACCTAAAACTACAAAATTTTGCAAAAAAGAACCCTAAATTGCCTTTAGTAATACAATACAACGATTTATTAAATAGTAATATATTAAGTATGCACTCTAAAGGTGGTAAAAATAGTTACAAAAATCGAAAATAAGAAAGAAGGAACGTAAAATGACAAAAATACAATGGATGATTTATAATTATTTAAAAGAAAAATCAGAAAAGGATGAATGGACTAGCCAAGATGAATTGGTGCGATATTTAGCCAAGAATAATTGCTTTATCGATAAACGATCATTGAGAAAGAACATACAAATGATTAGACAAGCCGATGTTATTCAAAAAGTAATATTGACATCATATTCACAAGGCTACAAAATAATGAATGATGAGAGCCAAATCGAAATTTTAGAAAAGAGAAAGATAGCGATTTTAAAATCATTAAAACAATATTGGCGAGATATTAAACGATTAAGCCGAGATAACCAAACAAAGCTAACTTTTGGTTCAAAAGAAAGGGAATACATTGAAGCACTTTTAAAAACTACTGAAGAATAGAGGTGCATATATGAATGGCATTATACGATGACAACATAGGAATTTTTAAACAATATGTAAAAGAATATGGTTCAGCTTTGCAAATACCAGAAGTTTACAATGATGATGAAAGCAATAAAGGGTTTTATTCTTTTATGCATTCATTTTATGAGTGGTTGTATTATCAAATACATACATTTTTAACACCTAACAAAAATATACCAAAGTATGAAAGTGTTATTAAAACTTATTGTAATTATATTAGAGATAAAATATTACCTATTTGTAATAATAAAATAAAGCATTATAATACTAAACTTGTATCGCAAGAAAATGCACAACCTAACAGAGATTGCTTGAAAAAATGGCTTGATTTGGAAGATAACTTTTATGCATTGGCTTGTTATCGAAACTTGGAAATGATGGCACTATATCTTGAAAGAGGTAAAACAAACAAACTGTGGGCTAAAACCATACATTTATTTAGAAATTTTTATTTTTACTCACAAAAATTAGTGTTTGAGCAAAAAATAGATATGATAAGAGCAAGTTATTTTCCAGGTGCAGGCAAAACATACGCAGTTAATATTTTGTGTGCTTGGTGGTGGGGTTATGATAATGAAGCATCAATAATCCGTGTAACATATTCTGCCGACCTATGCAAACAATTTATACAACAAATAACTGACATTTTAGATAGCCCACAATATAGAAAAGTCTTCCCAAAATTTGATATAGGAAACGTTGGAGATGGAAAAACAAGTGGGCTATACAATAACTATTCAGTTGAAATAGGCTTTAGATTTGCATTTTCAAGCGTTCAAAACTTTTACGCAACAACACGTGATGGGCAAACAACAGGTAAAAGAGGAAATATATTAATTATCGATGATATTACAAAAGGTTCAGATGAAGCATACGATGAGAACCTACACAAGAGATTAACAAACAAATTTGATACTGAATGGAACTCAAGAGGTGACAGCTCATATCAACCTATAATTGCCGTTGGTACAATGTGGTCTAATTTAGACTTATTAAATGTATTACATAATAGAGCTATAAAAAATACTAATAATAACATGGAAGAAGATACTTCTTTCAAGTATACCGAATTGTCAAAAAATAATGATGGAAGTTTAAATTCAGTCTTTATTTCAACACCTATTCTTGATTATGTAACAAATCAAAGTACTTGCCCTTTGCGATATTCAACAGAAAAAATGCTTCAAAAAAGGGACAATATGGATGAGGCACTTTGGAATGCTGTTTATCAGCAAAGACCAACACCACCAGAAGAATTTTTATTTGCAATTAGCAAACTACAAACTTATGATGATAGCACTTACCCTAAAAAAGAAATGTTGGAAAATGAAACACAATGTTATGCATTTATCGACCCTACAAGAAAAGGAACTGACTTCTTTTCAATGCCTATTTTTAAGCGATATAGAATTGACAAAAATAGGTGGTCGAAATGGTATTGGATTGACATAATATTTGAGCAAAAAGCCACCAAAGAATTAATGTTTGATATTGCATTTAAGATTATTAATCATAGAATTACAAAAGTGGGCTATGAAAATAACATTGATGTAAGTTTTGATTCTGCATTAAAATATACATTAAGAGATTTAAATTATAGTGGTTCAGTGACAATCGACCCATTTTACTCTTCAAACGAAAGCAAGCAAATGAAAATTAGCAATGCAGCTTTTGGAATGAAAAAAGAAATAATTTATCCTGCACCTAAAATGTTTGCAATGAATAGTCCGATGGGAAAAGCAATGAACCAACTTACAATGTGGAGTTTATCACAACGCTATGGCGACCACGATGACTGTCCCGACTCTATATCAATGTTTGTAAAATATTATTGCGAAGAGCAAAGAGCAAACACAATGGAAGTGTTTAACAAATCAATTTTAGGCTTTTAAACCACAATTTTTGTGGTTTTTTTATTTTTTAGTTGACAAACATTAGAAAATGTTGTAGTATAAGGCGATTTTAAGACTTCCACTTGTCCTAGTGTGTCATTTTGAAAGGAAAAAAGATTATGAGTACAGAAACAGAACAAGCAATAAAGAGTTTATACATGCCAAAAGTGTTTAAAGGTAGAGAAAAAGTAATAATGCCTATTTCTAAAGAACTTTTTATGAAAGACCCATTAATTGCTTTAAGAAAATATCTAAATCAAACAATAGGTATTTTTAATGGAAATGTTAGTGATATTGAAACTCTACACGAATATTATTTAGGTAATCAAGCGATTTTTTCAAAATTAAGAAAAGATGAATCACTAATTAATAATAAAGTAGTAGAAAATCATATATATAAACAAGTAAATTTTAAAGTAGGTTTTATGTATGGTAATCCACTAGAATACACTATTACAAACGAGAAAAAAATAGACACTGATGATATGACATATTTAAACTCATATTTAAACGATGTCAACAAAGCAAGTTTAGATATTGAAAAGGCACAAGATTTGTATGAATTTGGTGTTGCTTACCAAAGATTAATTCCGCGTAGACAAAAATTAAGTGAGTATGATATTGAAAGCGAAGCACCTTTTGAATTAGTAAATATGCCAGTAAGGCAAACATGTGTTGTGTATTCAAACGATATTCCAAATGAACCATTATTTGGTATGGTAATAAGTGATGACCGCAATACAGAAAACTACAAGCCATTCAAGACAGTGCAAATTTATATGCCATATCGAAGAATAGTTTATAAAAAAAATAATTTTGTACAACCAATCGAAGATATTCCACAACCATATAGTTATATTCCTATTCAAGAGTTTTGTTTAAACAAAGATAGAATAGGTATTATCGAAATTGGTGTTCAATTGCAAAACCTAATAAACAATATTGATAGTTCGCAAATGGATGGTATTGAGGAAGAAATTAATAGTTTTATAGTTATGATTAACCAAAGAGTTGATGAAGACTTTATAAACTTAATTAAAACGTTGAAAAGAGAGCGTGTACTTGTACTTAATACACAAAATCCACAAACACCAGCAGACTTGAAACTTGTTTCTACCAAACTTGATCAAGGCTCAACAAATCAATTTTACGAAAGGGTTTTAAAAGCCTTATATGACATTGTAGCCGTACCTCAAGCAAGTGGGAATGTTACGAGTGGTGGCGACACGGGGCAAGCGAGATTGCTTGGCAATGGTTGGGAATCAGCTCAAAATCAAGCACAAGTAGACCAACAATATTTGATAAAATACGAACGGGAATTATTGAAAAACATAATTAAGATTTGCAAATTAACAGAAAAATGCCCAGTTAATGAGATAAATGCAAGTGATGTTGCGATTAAATTTAACATTAATATGTCAAACAACTTATTAGTAAAAGCTGAAGCATTAAAGATGTTAAATGAAGCACTAGTACCAGAAAAGGCAATATTGTCAATTTGTGGTATTACAAAAGATGTTGATGGTTTAGGCGATGACTGGAAGAAAAACAAAGCACAAATTAATCAACAAAATAATAATCAAGGTATAAATAGTTAAATAAACTAATTATATATATAATCAAACAAAGTTAGAGAAAACTTTTTAAAAAACGCAGGAAGTTAGAGAAAACTTTAAAAAACGCAAGGAGAAAAAAATATGAATTTTTTAAAAGCAAACAAAACACAAATTCCATTTAAATTACAATTCTTTGGTGAGGGCGAACCTACACCAGAACCAAATCCAAATCTAAAAACGTATTCACACGAAGAATATGAAAAGCTTAAAGCAAGTTTTGATAAAACTTCAAGTGAATTAGCAAGTTTGAAAAAACAAGCACAACAAAAAATGACTGATGAAGAGAAAAAAGCAGAAGAAGATAAGGCTTTACGTGAAAAATTAGCAAATTATGAAAGCCAATTAGAAAACTTAACTCTTGAAAAGTCATTAACTAAAAACAACTTATTTAGTAGCGAAGAAGCACAAAACATTTTAAAATCAAAAGATAACAAAAGCGAAATGTTAGAAAGCATTATGACATTAGTTAGTGCAAAAATTGAACAAGCAAAGAAAAATGCAATAGCCGAGTTTATGCAATCTAGCAATGTAAATGGTGGAATTCCAACACCAAATTCTGCTGATGATGAAATTATTGCAATGGCAAAACGAGCTTCAAAAACTACTCAAAAAAGTAATTTCTTTTAAAACAAATTAAAAATTTCACAGGAGGAAAAATTTTAATATGGCTAATTACAATTTTGAAAAAACAGTATTAGACATGCATAGCTTTTATTACACACTTCCTTGTCAAGTGACTAATACAGGCTTAACTGCCGATTCAAACGGCAAAAAAATTATTAAAGCTGGTACACCAGTTGGTGGTGATACTAACGCTTTATTAAACAGAGATACAGCAGTTTTAATTGCAACAAACGATGCAACTAATGGTGCTAAAACACAAGGTGTAGTTATTCACGATGTAGATGTAACCGCTGGTCAAACAACAGCAACTGTTGCTTTTGCTGGTGTTATTGATATGGCAAAAATGGATGCAGGCTTTGCTCTTGACTCAAAGGTTACTTTCCCTCACGACATAATTTATATGAAAGGAAGAGGTTTCTAATATGCCATCAATTGCAGAATTATATACAACTAAAAACATTAAAACTTATTGGGATGCTAGAAAGCAAGAAGAAACTAAATACGTTGGTATCGATGAGTTATTTGGTTCAAGAAAACAATTAGAAGATACAATTGATTCAGTTTCTGGTGAAAGTGGTTATACACCAGCTTTACTATTAAATAGCCCTGATTCTAAAACAGTTTATCGTGAAAGAGGCGAAATTACTGTTGAACAAAAAAAGATACCATTCTTCAAAGAAGGTATGCAAGTAGATGAAAAACATATCATTGAATTAATGAAATTAGAGGGAAACCCTAATCGTGCATTAGTTCAAATGGTATATGATCGTATGTTTAACGATAGCTATCAACTTTACTTAAGTTCACGTATGACACGTGAAATAATGGTTAATCAATTACTTTCTGAAGGTAAAGTTTCTTTTGCCTCAAATGGTGCAGCTTTTACAGCAACTTATAAAATTACAAAAGAGACTGATTTAGCTGGTACAGCAAAATGGAGCGATTTAGAAAATTCTGACCCTCTAAAAGATATTAGAAAGATGAAAAAAGATGCTAAAATTAATGGCGTTGCAAGAGCAATGTGTAGTCCAACAACTTTTGATTATATTGTCAACAATGCTAAAATTAAGAAACTTCTTGTTAATCCATGGGGTGGTGCCGATATATCAGATGCTGATGTATTAAATTTAATTTATGCAAGAACAAATGTAAGATTATATGTAAATGATACTTATTATATGAAAGATGATAAGAGCGATGCTCAAATCTTCCCAGATAATATCATTTCATTATTCCCTATTGGAAAATTAGGCGATATTGTATTCTCAGTTACACCTGAAGAAAGAGTATTGTTAAATACACCTAATGTTGCTACAGTTTCAATTGTTGATGATGGTGTTGCTATTGTTGAAACAGTAGACCCTGATGCAGTTGCTATTCAAACAAAGATTGCAATGCGTTGCTTACCAGCACTTGACATTTTCCCAGACCAAATTGTAACATTAAAAGTAGCATAGAAAAAAATAACATGCAAGGAGATGTAAAGAGATGAATTGTAATTGTAACAAAGTTAATGCAATAAGTTATTTTCACGACAAATATCCTCAAATAAAAATGAGTGATTTAGAAATGCTTAATGAAAGTGCAAAAGAAATCTTAATACATCTTCTTTTTAAATCTTCATATACAGTATCAGAAACACAAAGAGCGTATGCTTATGAACATTATCATTATTGGTTAATACGTTGTATGCAAGAAATGATAGAGCGTTCTGGAGCTACAAGTGCAATATCTTATTCTGAAAATGGCATATCAATATCTTGGAATCAAGCTCAATTATCACAAGCGTTGAGGGATGAAATAGTTCCGATAGCAACAGTAAAAGGGTATTAGAGTATGTGGGAAAAAGAAATATGGATAGCCAAGAGAAAAAGTATTGAAACAAATAGTGATGGTTGGCAAATTGAGATTTTTGATAAGCCAAAAAAATACTATTTGAATTATCAACCAGTTTCTGGTATGACAAGCTATTTACAATATGGTGAGAAGATAACGGATGTATATCGAGCTTTTGTAGATAGAGCCTATTATCAAGGTGTAATAAATGTTGGCGATAGGGTGTATTTGAACGATGGCTTAATTTCAGAAGATGAGTTAAGAAAGTTAGCAGAAAGCGATAACAAGTATTGTGAGAATGCGAACTATGTTGTTAAGTCAGTATTGCCACAAAATTACAAAACAAAGATTGATTTTATTAAGAGATAGGAGAAGATTAAAATGGAAGAAAGAAAAAAAACTATAAAAGTACGCAAAGGTACAACAGTTAAGACCGTTCCTGAACGACAAAAAGAAGATTATTTAAGAAATGGTTGGTATGTTGAAAAAGATTATGCAAATATGAATCCATTTATAAATAATTCAATTTATAATACTAAAAACAAATAATATATTATGTTAGATATAAAGTTTGATGGTAATTCAATAAGAGACATACAAGCAAGAATTAAGCAATACCAAAAACTTATTAAAATCGTTAACGAACAATTTATAATTGAAAGCCTTGAATGGATTCGAGACAAGGCAAATGACAATCTAGAACATAGAGTTGGTTATTTTGCAGGGACTTTAAATTTAAGAGAATATTGGCAAATTACAAAAACGAGTGAGAATGCTTACGAGTTAAGAAATACCAATGAAAAAGGGGCTTATGTTGAATTTGGTACTGGTATTGTGGGCTATGGTTCACACGAAAAAGCTGATGAAGTTCGATACGAATATGATGTAAACAATCATGGTGCGTTTGGGTGGAATTGGTACAATGAAAAAGATGGTTACCTAGTTAAAGGTTTTACAGGTTATGAGGGTAAATCATTCTTGTGGGATGCATTTTTTGATTATTATTCAAATGGAGAATTTGCAAAAATTTACGAGCGTATTTATAGGCAAATTATTGGTTTAAGTTAAATAGGAGTGATAAAAGTATATGTTAAACACAAAAGTTGAAAATAGCACGGTTTTTGAGCCTTATAATGAAATTTACGAGGTATTGAAAGACTATGTAGAGAATACATACAATAACAATCACGTTGGGAGCAAGAAAGTTGAGGTTTTGAAAAACAAAATTTCACAAGAAACACCATGTGTAATATTTAGCGAACCGATAAACAAATTACAAACACAAAGCACAACATATGATAATACTACAAGAACACTTAATTATGATATAAACATATATTGTAATAAAAACAATAATAGTGAACAAATTGTTAGAGAATTGGCAATTTTGGTAATTGAGGTAATGCAAGGACATTATCATATGAATGGTGGTGTAATAGCAATTATGCCACAATTTGATAGCCCTCTAAAAGATAGTTATCAAGCGAACTTAAGATTTACAACTAACTATATACCAAGTAGAAGTAAGTTGTATTAAAAATTTAAAAGGAGAAAACAAATGGGCAGAAGTTTTAGAGAATTTAAAGAGCATAATGTTCGTGCTGGTTTAGGTACAGCGTTATGTTATAGATTATCAAGCGAAACAAAATATCATATTTTAGCACCAGTAGAAAGTTTACCAGCGGTTTTTGGTACACCAGATACAATTGAATACTCTTCAACTACTAATAGAAACGTTACAAATGTAATGGGCAAAAATAGTACTGAAACAGTTGAAATTAATTTGCCTTATAATCTTGACTATATCGCTATATGCGATAATATCAACGATTTAGAAGTTAATTTTGCATATATTGATTTAGATGATTTTTCTGGTCAAGAATTTACAGGTAAACCTAGATACCATTTAGCAGATGTTGGAACTTCAGATATTAAAACAATCGTATTATCAATTGCTGTAACAAACGCAAACGAATACATTACTGAAGACTTATATGATAGCTTCCAAGATACTGTTTCAATTTTATCACCTATTCCTGCTAGTATTGAACTTTTATCAACAAATACAACAGGCATTGCTATAAACTTTTTAACTGATCCAAGCGATGCAACTTTGGATGTTTCAAGCAATAATACTGATGTTTTGATTGAAAAAGGTAGCAAAAGCATAACAATTAAAGCAAGTGCTTCAGCAACAGCTGGTAGTGCTATTGTTACTATTGTAGCAAAGAAGGATAATTATGCACCTAACCAAAGAAGAATAAAAGTTTTGGTTGTTGGTGCTTAAAAAAATAATTTGAAAGGAATATAAAAATGAGACCATACATTGAAGATAGAGAAGGAAATAAATATGAGTTCCGCAGATTAACTAGAAGAGAAAAAATTAATCTAGTTAAAAATGCAAGCGAAATTGAAAAAGCTAGTGATGAGAAAAAGATTGAATTAACTGATGAATTACTTTATACAATACTTCAAACTGTTTCAAGTGTAGACCACGAGAAATTTGAAGATATATTAGACTATAATGAAGAAATTTATGGTTTTGAACAAGTAATAGAATTAGAAACAGCAATCATTAGTTGGGTTTTTACTCAAGCAGGTGGGGAAACAATCAAAGTTCATCCTTACCTAGAGGAAATGAAGAAGAAGGAAGAAGTAGAACAACCAACGACACCAATTCAATACGATTCAATCGAAATTTAAACATTTTAAACGACAAGTATGGTGGTGATTTGGAGCATTTTTATTTTTGCGAAGAATTACCACTAGCTTTAGAATATGGAATGACACCACATGAGTATTGGGATGAAGATGAGGATTTATTTTTAGCATATCAAAAAGCGTATTACAATCGATTACACAAACAAGCATATTTGCAAGGCTTGTATAATTATGATGCACAAGTAACAGCTTTAGCCAATGCTATGAGAGACCCAAAGAAAACACCAAAGCCATATGAATATCATTCCAAAGATGTTTACAATCCTTTCAACGAAGAAAATAATAAGCCAAAAGGTTATATTAATACTATTGATAATACTGAAAATAATAATAAGTTATATAGTATTAAAAAAATAGCCGAAGAAAGGAGAAAACAACAAAATGCCAGTTGATTACACATTAGGCAATTTAGTAGTTAATACACAAGTAAAAGATGCAAATGGTTCGATACAATCGCTTAAAGGGCTAACCACAGCACTAAACTATTTAAACAACGCAATGAAAAAAGTTGCGAAGTCAAACGTAGATTTAGACCAAACAGGCAAAAAGTTTGAGGGTTTAACAAAAGCGATTCAACCATTTACAAGTGAATTAAGAAAATCAGAAAGTGCTTGCAAGGCATTTACAAATGCAATCAAAGTTTTAAACAAACAAAAAGTAAGCACTTCAAGTATAGAAAAGGCAAGTGCAAGTTTAAAAACGGCACAAGTAAGATTACAACAAATCAATGGCACGGCTAATCAAACACAAAACATTTTTGATAGTCTTACCAAAAGTAAAATATTTAATTTAGGTAAAATATACGCTATATATAATTATACCAAAAGATTTACCTCACAACTTTCAAATGCGGTTGATTATGCTGTAAACTTTGAAGAAACTTTAAATAAGTTCCAAGTTTCAATGGGCGACCAATACTCAAAGTCATTAAAGTTTGTTGGCAATATAACACGTGCTTTCAACTTATCGACTGAAAGTATAATGAACTATCAATCAACATTTAAAAACATGTTAGATAGCTTGGGTGGTTTATCAAGCGATGTTACTTACAAATTAAGTGAAACAATCACACGAATGGCGATTGACTATGGTTCACTGTTTAATGTTCCAATCCAAAAATCAATGGAACAATTTCAACAAGTGTTAAGTGGTCAAATTAGAACAATACGTACTGTTGCGGGTTATGATGTTAGTGAAACCTCTTTGTATAGTATTTACAAAGAAATTGGTGGCACAAAAACTATGAGGCAATTAGATCAAAACGAAAAACGTTTATTAAGAATAATTGCTTTACAAAAACAAATGCAACGAACTGGTGCGGTTGGCGATTTTGAAAAGACTTTAAGCAATACAGCCAACATTTTAAAACAAATTCAAGAAACAACCAAAGAAATACTTACTTTGTTTGGTAGATTGTTTTTGGGTTCAGTTGGAAACCTTTCAGAAAAAGTACTTGGTGCGACAATAGCATTAAGAGATTTCTTAAATTATTTAAACAAAATAAAAGGTTATGAATATCAAGATTTTACTAAAAATGCAAGTGGTGGTTTAATAGGTGGAGTTACTGAAAGTGCCGAAGAAGCCACTGATGCCGTAACCGAATTAAAGAGAAGTTTATTAGGCTTTGATAAATTAAACATTTTATCTAGCACAAGTTCTAATACTAAAACAGCCGTAAATGATTATTCTTTCTTGACAAGCAAAATTGGCGAATATGAAGAATTAATTCAAAAAGTAAGCAATGGTTCACAAAAGGTAGCCGACAATATACTTAATTGGTTAGGATACACAAGAAAAGAAAATGGTGAAATTGAAAAGACTTCAGGTGCGATTAATCGTTTAGCTGGAATGTTAAATGTTTTAAAAGTTGCATTTACAAGTTTAATTTCAATTATAACATTTAAAAAAGGTGTTGGAATATTTAAATTTTTTAAAGGGCTTCCTGAAAATTTGAAAAAAGTAATGTCCTCAATAACTGGTAAAACTGACATACCTAATTTGAAGAATATTAAAAAAGTAAAAGATATTTTTACAGCATTTAGTGGTGTTGTTGAAAAACCTGCAAAAGTTGGAATATTTTCAGCTTTATCAAAATCAAAAGTATTTTCAGCAATATCAAAACCAGGGCAAATGTTAGGGCAATTTATAAAATTGTTGCCAAAATCATTGGTAATAATAGGAACGATTGCAACGCTATTTGCGACATTATTTATCAATAGTGAAGAGTTTAGAACTTCAATTATGAATTTGATCAAGTCAATAGCAAATTTAGCTTCAAGTATAACATCAGTATTAACACCTGTGCTAACACCAGTCATTAAGTTTTTGGGTGAGGGTTTAGCATTAGTAATAAATATTATTGCAAAAGTAATTGATTTTATTTCAAAGAGCAAAGCACTTTCAACAGTGTTAGGTTTATTATTAGCAAGTATTATAGCAATAAATATAGCAACTTCAGTTAGCCCTTTGACTTGGATTATACTTGGAATTACAACTGTTATAGCTTTGATAGCAAAATTAATCGAAGCAATAGCGAAGTTATTTGCCGAAGGGAAAGTAAAAACTTTCTTTAAAAATTTATTTAGTAGAGAAAATAGCAATGGTGGTGGTCGAGGTACAAGCACAAGTTCTTACACACCTTTAGCAAGTGGTGGTGTTATTACAAGACCTACACCAGCATTGGTTGGTGAATATTCAGGTGCTAGAAATAACCCTGAAATTGTATCGCCAGAAAATAAAATGCGTGAAGTATTTGTTCAAGCATCATTACCAATTGCACAAGCAATATTAAATAGCAATCAAAAAGTCATAGATGCAATAGATGATTTAAGCGATAGACCAATCGAATTAAATGGTCGAAAAGTAAGTGAAAGTATTTTTAAAGACTTACAAAACGAAGCAACACGCAGAGGTAAGAAATTTGCGTAGAAAGGAGCAATTATGCCAACAATTTTAAAAATATATACTTTTGATGAAAATGGTTTTGCAAAAACGGTTATTGCTCCTGCTTGCACTAAATATCAAGTATCATATGCGGATGTTGACAAAGAGGGTAGTGGTAGAAACCCATTAACTGGTGAAATGTATCGTGAGCGAATAGGCTCATACATAAAGTTAGATTTAACATGGGATTTGATACCAGGAACAACAGAATATCAAAATTGGTATAAGACTTTAACGAGCCTACCGAAAAGTTTTGAGGCGGAATATTTAGACCCATCCTCAAATGAATTAGTTAAGAAAAAATTTTATAGGACTGATATTCAAACGGAGTTATACCTATTTGTCGATGAGAATTGCAACATATGGAGAGGATTATCAACATCGTTTGTACAAAACGATGTTTCTTCTTTTTCTTGGGAGGGTGTATCGAGAAAAGTATTTTATTTAGGTAATAAAAGAGGTATAGGAAGAGAAGTTGTAGTAACGAATAAGCAAAGTTTTAGCAACCTGGATTTGATAAAAAGTGGTGAAACTAAAGATATTGAAGAATACAATGAAGAATTTTATGAGCCAACATATTCAGACTATTTTATATCGTGTGAAGAAAAACGTGTTAAATTAGATGGCACTTTTAAATTCCTAGACAAATCATATTCAACAACTGATGGTGTTAAAAATAGCCCTATATTTTGGTGGACTACTTGGATGTGCAATAAAGATACTGGTGAATTTAATTCACACCCTAGACTTGTAATTAAAGGCACACCATTGTCTGCAAGTTATTACACAATAGTTTTTGGTGAAATAGCAACAAATTTTAAAATCGAGTGTTATACCGAAAACGATAACAACGAAGAAGTTTTAGACAGAACTATAAGTGTTGAAAATAACGGCGAAAAAGAGTATATTTTTGAAACTTTAAAAACTTACGTAAAATTTATCATTGAAATAATAAAAATCGATAATTCAGTTGTTTTTGAGGGCGAAACGCAAAAATATCAAAGGTTTGCAAAAGTAAATACAATTTATAGTGGTGTGTTTAAGAATCTTAACAAAATTATAACCGATTATGAGATTACACAAGAGTTTAGTGCTGATAATTCAGAATTTAATTCAAATGTACTTTCATTGAAATTAAGAGATGTTAATAATGAATACGACCCTCAAAACGCAAATAACAAATTAAGTTATTTTAAAAATCAGCCAATTTCAGTTGATGTTTATGTTAAAAACAGAGATGGTGATGGATTTGGCAATGAAGTAATTACAAATCCTTTAGTAAAAACTTTCAAATTTAACTCAAGAAACAATGTTTATAATTGGGAAAATCAAGTATTAAGTGTTACTAATTATTCAGATACTTACAATTTAGTTTATGCAAATGAAGATGAAACACCACAATTTGGTGATAATGCGAAAACATTGTCAGGTTGGTTAGGACTTTTAAATCGAAATTCTGGCTTAAGTGGTTTTAGAAATGCAATTGCTTTTGAAGACCTTGATAGTGGGGACAATCTCAAAGAAGATTACACTAACAATGCAATAACTTTAAAAGGTTATATTCCAAATCAAAGTTCATATAACGAAGCTTTAAGAATGTTAGTTGAAGCATCTTATGCATCACAAAAAAACACTACCACAGGACAATATCGTAATAAAATGGTTTTAATTGACTACAACGAGCAAAAATTATTATTTAAAACACAACTATTGGAGAATAATCTAAAATTTTATGGAGAACAAACAATAGTTAACGATTATTTTGTAGATAATACATTTAAAATAACAAGAAATTATATATTTGAAGAAAGTTTTCAAGAAGCAAAACCAAAAAATTATACTGTTAAAATTTACACGTATCAAAATGTTCAAGAAGTTACTGGAAAAGATGAGAAAGGCAATGACATAGTAACAAGTAAAATTGAAACGACAACTTATGATAAATCTTACACTATATCAAATGATGACTATGAAAATGAAACAGTCGATAATCCGTTTATTACTTCAAATTTTATGGAAGACCCTGTTAATTGGTCAAAAGAAACTTCGACAATTGCCGACAGATTGGTTGGTTATAGGCAACATATAGATAGTTTAAATACATTTAACTTTAAAACTAATTTTAATGGTGGTATAATAGAACCAGGGCATACTTATTTGTACGAAAGCAAATATGGTAATACCAAAAAAGTCGTTATTACAAAAGTAATTTTAAATGGAACTTCCTTTGCAGAAGTTGTAGCGAAAGAAATTATGGAGGATTAATTATGAAAGTTTGGCAACCAACTGATTATTATGATGTAGCAACCGAATTTACGAGAATATCAACGTTTATTTTTGATATTGGTGGTAGGTTAGGTGTTTATGATTTATTAAATAAATATACTTGGTCAACATCAGATATACCTTATTATGAAGATTACAAGAAAATAATTGAATCCTTAAATATTTTGTTGCAAAAAACACACGCTAATAAAACTTTTGGGTATTTGACACCAGAGAAAAATTTTAGTTATATCAATGCAAACAAGATAGAGCAAGCAATGGCAGAAATAGAGAGAAAGTTATGGAGTTTTGACATAACTGGTAAAAAGATTTTGGGTAATAATTCCAAAATAATCACTTAAAGAAAGAGGTGATAAATAAATGAGTAAATTAGAATTAACCTTCACTGATGAAGTGGGGACAAATTTAAATCAATACAAAATGAAAAGAAATGTTGGCACGGCAAGTGAAACAGAAGAAGTTATACAGCTTGAACGTGATGCTAATATAACAACTCAAGGCACAATAATCAATGCGGATAAGTTAAATAAAATGGTTTCAGCTATCAACGAACCAATTAGTTCATTGTTTACAACTATTTACGAGGAAACTCAAAGCTCAAAATTTTTGCCTTTAAATAAAGAAATAAATTTTGCTTTAATTAATTCAAAAGACTCTACACCATTAACATTTAGCAAATTTTCATGTTTATTTGTGTTTAGATTTTATTTTATGGGTACTGATAATATACGAAGATATGCAAGTGTTACTATTGGAACAGTATCATCTTATTTGTTTGAACATTCTGAAATAGTACAAATTTATGATAGTTTTGCAGAAACAACTCAAAAAGTTAAGATTTTGCTTAATAAATCAAATAATACAATAACAATTACTAATTTAACTAATAGTAATACAACTACAAATGGTTTATATATAGAAAGTATAATAGGTGCATAATTATGGGAATTGTATGTAGATGTGAAAGTAATATAGTTCCAGTAGCCAACGAATCTCCAAGAGTTTGTTGTGGCACAATAAAATGGTATATGAACGATACCTTTTCATTCGATTTTATTATTAATTTAACAGATGAAAATGGCAATCCTATTGAGTTGCTTGACACCGATAAATTTGTTGTTGATTTTTACAATAGTGCAGGGGACTTAATACAAAGTTTTGAAACTGTTGGTAGTTCAACGATAACTTTAAATTTTACTAAAGAAATTAGTGCAAAGTTTAAAAAGGGCGAATATTTTTATACAACTAAATACGAGAGTGGTTCAATAGCACGAACAATAATGCATAATAATATGGTTGTTGTTGAATAGGTGGTGATAGCCTATGAGAGTCAACGTATGCAAAAAAATTGATGAGGGTATAAAGACTACACTTGATGTTGTATTAGAAGATAAAACAATTAATCTTGAATGCAAAGGTATAGTTGTAGGTGGTGTTACTAATGATCATGCGAGATTAGTAAACCTTGACTATGAACACAGCGGACACATTGGTTTTGCTAGTGAGAAACAATTAAACTTGCTAGAAGAAAATGTTGTTCCAAGAAGATTAAACGTTTTCCCAAATATAGATGTTAATATAGATAGAAGTAAACAATTTATATATGTTAACGAAAATGATACTGAAAGTAAAAAGGTAAGTATTCGAGAATTGAACTCTTACATTTTACGAAATGGTGATAGTGTTCCAACCGATATGCAAGTTGGAGAATATTTATTGTTAAATATGAAGAAAGGAAATATTTAAAAATGGCATATGAAATTTTAAGCGATAAGAAAAAAACGCAAGTTACACAATTAGTCAACACTGCTGATGGTTTAAAATTGCAACAATATTACCCAGAAACAACAGCTGAAGTTACAAACATTAAAGCAATTGATGGGGTTACTGGTACAAACGTTCAACAAGCATTAGAAAGCATTCAAGGTAATATTAATGATATTACTGGTGGTGGTACTGTTACAAACGTTAATGGTGTTAAAGGTGCGGTAAATATTGCAGAAGGTACAAATATTGGTGTTACAGTTTCAGGGCAAAATATTACTATTTCAACACCAGCTGAAGAAAACGTAATTAATGAAGTGCAATTAAATGGCACAAAAATTACGCCAACGGGCAAAAAAGTTAATGTTCAAGTTACAAAATCAACTGTTGGTTTAAACAATGTTAATAACGTGGCAATTACACAAACACAAGTTGACCAAATTGGCACAAATACTGAAAACATTACTAAAGCACAAACAAAAGCAGACCAAGCGTATGCATTAGCCGAAGGTCGCTCTTCAGCTTATTCTTTTGCGACTTATAATGCTATGGTTACATCTTTAAAAACCGCTCCAAAAAATCAATATAGAATAGGCGATAGTTTATACATTAAAGAGGATGGTGTCCTTGATTACTGGGTTAGTGATATATTATCAACAAACACAGGTACATATGGTTACTATGAACTTTTGCCATTAGAAGGTAAAGTTGATTTAACTGATTATCAAACGAAAAATTTAGTAACACCGATTAATGTTGGTGGCACTACTAAAACAACTGTTGAAAGTGCATTGCAAGCTATTAATACTTTAGCAGGCACAAATAAAACTGATATTCAAAATTTAGATGGTGCTTTAGGCACAGTTCAAGAAAATGTAACTAAAATTTTAAATGGTGAAACAGAAGTTCCAAAAGCAGCCGAAGCTACAAAAGCAACAAATGTAGATTTAGCCGTAACTGTTACACCAGATACAACAAATGGCGATAAAGTAAGCATTGGTGCTGGCACTGGCAAAAAAGCAGAATTTAATGTTGTTAATGCAAAAAAATCAGCAACTTCTGGCAAACTAACAACTGCAAGAAAGATAACTGTTAATGTTAATAGTGGTAAGAAGTCAAATAATACTACAGATATTTCAGGTACTGGAAACGCAACTTTTGATGGTTCTGCTGACAAATCTATTAATGTTGAATTAGGTGCAAGTGGTGTAGCTGCTGGTGCTTATAGTGCGGTACAAGTTAATGCAAAAGGTATTGTTACTGGTGGTGGAAACATTGTTGAATTTGACACAGGCACAGGACAACCAAGTACAAATTTAGCCGTTGGTGGTTTATTCTTTAAAATAATTAGTTAGAAACTTGAAAGGGGAGTTTTAATTATGGCAAAATATCAATTACAAAAAAAATTAGCGAATGGCACAATGGAAGATATACCAATAACAAGTGTTAACGATGTGGCTGATATTAATGTAATTGTGGATGATTATACAGAGGTAGATTTAATAAATAAAAATGGTAATACTTTAGCTGCAATACCTTTTAGAAAAATCAATGGTCAAAGTATTATTGGAAAAGACCCTTTAACTATTAGTGGTGGTGGAGCAAGCCATCCAGTTTATACTGAAGCAAATACTGACAAATGGGCTATGCTTGGCAATGGTACTACTGATAATTGTAAGTTTAAATTTACTGGTGAAAGCGGTAGTAGATATTATTTTGATTTAGGAAATTGCGGACAATTTCAAGGTGCAATGCTTGAATTGGAAATTGTAAATACTGATGTTGAAGTAATATTTTATAGCACAATCACTGACCAAACATGGTATGACCATCAAATTAATGGTAGTCCAAATGCTGTATGTCTAACAAATAGCAAATTAATGTTAGTAACTTTTGATGAAATAGCAAGAAGCAGATTATTTTTAACATTAGCAGGGCAAGATGAATCAATTTCAAATACATTAGCATATGGTGAGGCTGAACAAAGTATTAATGTAAATATAGGTTCTGGAGCTCCTTCACAAGCCAGTTGTTATGCAAATGGTTTGATTATATCTATGCGTAAAGATGATGTTGGAATATTGCACGTAAATATTGGTGGACAATATGAGATTTAAAATAGGTCTAATTTTTATATTGTAATCAGAAAAAAATAACAAATTTTGTAAAAATGCTTGACAACGCAAATAATGTTTGCTATAATTAAGGCGGATTTTGGAAATGAAGAAGAATTGGAATCTGTGGGTTGGTTTGCTAGTAGCAATTGGAGTTGCTTGGTACAATGGCTATGACAAGTCAAAGATGGACAACTTTAGTAGTTTTCTGATACTATTGGTTACAATCGTTGGTTTTTTGTCCTTTTTAAAAACACTAACCACAACAAAGAGCAAGGAATTAATGGAGAGTAATACAACAAGCCAAAAGACACGAGTTAGTTACATTGAGGTTGCAAGCAATCCATATAAGCAAGGGCAAAATCTTGCGAAAGACATTGCTACTACTATCGAAATTTTGAGGGAGAAGAAAGCAATGAATAAAGTTAAAAAATTTTTTAAGTGGCTATATTTTAACAAATGTACAATCACAAATATCGTAGTAAGTATTGCATGTGTAGCGTTTGTTAATTTTATGTCTCTATGGGGCTATTTAGATCGTTATCAAATCTTCCAAACTAACCCTGTTTTATTTAAGGTAATAATTGGTGTTGGTGGAGTATTATGGACAGCTTTGTCAGTATTCTGTTCTATCAACAAATTAGGTGCGGAAAATTTAAGCGAGATTGATGCACGCTTACAAGCAAAAGCGAATGAAAAGTTAAGCCGTTTAACACCAGAACAAAGAAAATTAGTTAAAGAAAACATTAAGAGTTTACAAGAGCAATTAAACAAACTAAAGGTGGAGTCTGATGGGGCTATGAAAATAGTCCAAAGTTTCACAGTATTAAAGAGTATCGAAGGTTTTGATGTAAGCAATCAAGTAGAAAGTTATGAAAAAGCGTGTGCTATTGTTAGCAATAATAGTTCATTAATTACAAAACTAGAAAACGAAATTGCAATATTAAAAGGCAAACTTTAGAAAATGACACGGAAGTGGTTAGGAAACTAATCACTTTTTTGTTATGAAAGAGGGAATTGAAATAGAGAAATTTATAAATGAGATTGTAGATGTACCAAAGTTAATAAGAAGATTGTGGTTAGTACTTTGGTTTGTAGAGTTTATTTGTATTGGTAGTAAGTTGTTTTTCCACACGTGGTTTCCGATAGTTATTGAAAATCAAGGTTTTGAAAACGTGTGTGATTTTATAGATAACCACCAAGTATTAAGAGTTAGCATAATGGCGATATTTTACGTAGCAAGTTTTAATATAGCATTTCTATCTGCAACAAAAAGTAAGTTTTATAATGATTGCACTTTGCCTATAATAGCAAATTTATTAATAGTATTTAGTTTTATAATTGGTAATATAAATAGTATGTATGGTAAAATTGCAGAACTTTTTACTGTAATTGTTTTACCAATTATTTGCAATATTAAAAGGCAAACTTTTAAAGAATTATGGAAGAATATTTGTTTGCCAATTTTTTTATATTTACTAATTAGTTTATGGCAATTAAATATGCTATTTGTGCGTGGCATTGATGATATTAGCAATTTACATTTTGCCGTAGGAATGATTTTACAAATAGACTACTACATTTTCATAATTATTACATGGTTAGGAGTAAATTGGAGTATGGGACTTTGGGGTGTTGGCTTATTTTGGTCTAACAAAATTACACAGTTAGAAGCAAAAAAGAAAAAACTAGAAAATAAAATCAAGTACATTGACAACAAGATTGAACAATTAAAGGCAAAATCCGTAGGAAAAATCGAAAAAGAGCAAAATAAGAAGTAAACCACTAATTGATTGTTTTTATATTTTATGCATTGCTTTTATTAATTGCATTTTTCTTTAATCGGTTTTTGCAAATGCTAATGTTTATGCTATTTTTTGGTTTTATACAAAGTTGCTTTTTGAAAAGGTTTCACGCTGATCATTTATTTGATAACGAACCTATAAAAGCGGTAAATACTTGTAAATTAATTACTTTTTCAGTATAAATAATATATTTAATATTTTGTAAAAACTTAATACTATCAGTATATCAAAATATATTTATTATATTTGGTGTAGCATTATTTAATGCACTATTAGGCTTTTACGCAGAAAGAACAATTTGTTTTAAATCAAAACTTGAAGATATTGAAACTTTAATACCACTATGTAAAGAAGCTAAATTAACACCTTTGGCAACAAATCGAATGGTTATGAGATACGTTGAAAAGAAAACATTGAAAGAAATAGCAAGTATAGAGTGTGTAGAAGAAGAAAGTATCAGAAAAGAGTTTAAACGTTATCGCAAGAAATTAAAATTGAATAAATGAAAAAAATAGGATGTCATTTTATGGCATCTTTTTTTATTGCCCCTGTTTTGCCCCCTTTTATTTAGCAAGATAATTGCTAAAATTGGGTTGTGGCAAGTTGATAAACATTTCCTCAAAAAATCCGTTTTGTGTTTATTTTTACTGTTTATATAATTTATTTTGTTTGCCTATGATTCTATTCGTTTACACTTGCCACGATATTTTGAAAAGAGGTAAAAAATATGATGAACTACAACAATATGTATGGTGGCTATCAACAACAGCCAATGTATCAACAACCTAGTTATAACAATTATCAACAACAACAACCAGTCTCACAAGGAACAAAGTATGCGTTGTACTCTGAAGTAACAAGTATGGAAGATGCAAAAGCCTACATTTTAGCACCTAATCAAAGTGCTTATTTAGAAGATAAAAACGCAAATATGCTTTATTACAAACGAATAAACAATCAAGGTCGTTATGAAATGGATGTATACAAAAAAGTGGTTCAAGAAGAACCAAAAAATGAATACGTAAAAACAAGCGATTTTGAAATTTTAAAGCAAAGTGTTGATAATTTATCAAACATTATAAAAAAACTTGATAATCGCCAATTTTCAGGCTCAAAACAACAAAATAGAGGTAATCAATAATGAATAATAACAACCCTATGCAACAAATGTTACAAATGTTATCTATGAGTAATAACCCAAATCAAGTAGTTCAAATGCTTGCACAACAAAATCCTAACGTTCAAGCAATACTAAATCAAATGCAACAAAGTGGAATGACACCACAACAATTTGCAATGCAATACGCAAGGCAAAACAACATTGATATAAACCAAGTTGCAAATGCTTTTAGAAAAATGGGTGGAAAATTTTAATTTTGGTATAACTACTTTTTTGCTAATACCAAAATCTTCAGTAATGATTGTCGACTAAATTATTGTTTATATTGGTGTTAAATTAAGAGTATTTATATATATGAACATTTTACGAAAGGAGAAATATTTTAATGTATGTAGAAGGTGATGTTCCATACGTTGGAACAACAAACGGAAATGCTAATTCTGGTTTCTTTGGTGGTGATGGCTGGTGGGCTATTATTTTATTTGCAATGATTTTTGGTTGGGGCAACAATGGTTGGGGCAACAACGGAAGTGGTGCAATGAATAACTATGTTTTAGGAAGTGATTTTGCTACAATTCAAAGACAATTAAGTGATGGTTTTGGTGATTTAACTTCTCAATCAAGATTTATTCAAAACGGCTTATGTGATGGTTTTTACTCTATGAATACAAGCCTATTAAATGGCTTTAGTGGTGTTAACCAAAGCATTATGCAAAATGGTTATGAAACTAGAAACGCTATTCAAGGTGTATCAAGTCAATTAGCAGACTGCTTAAAGAAATTCTTTCTAGCCTTAAAGAATGTTTTTACACAAAAAACAGTAGGTAGTCTAGCGTAGTAATACGCTACTTATAAAAATGGGTGAACTGCTGGGAAACTAAGTTCGTGTAATCAACTGGCATTTAATTAAAAATTAATGTATAATACTAGTGCAAATTAAAGGAGTTGATTATAAATGAAATTTTATGTTTATGAATGGTTTATACCAAAAACAAATGAAATATTTTATGTTGGTAAAGGTTGTAGAAATCGCTACAAAGTTAGAAAACATAATAAAGCTTTTGAAAAGTTTTTAAAAGAAAACGAATGTGAAAGCAGAATAATAAAAACTTTTGATAGTGAAAAAGCAGCTTTTAATTACGAATATGAACGCATAAATGAATTATGGACTATTGGGCAATGCAAAGCAAATGTTTACAAAGGTGGTGCTGGTGGGACAATAGCCTGGTGGACAAAAGAAATGCGTGAAAAGTATTCAAAAACAAACGTTATGAAAAGTCAAAAGCAACGTAACAGGATGAAAATAAACAACCCAATGAAAAACGTTGAAGTACAAAATAAAGTAAAAGCATATAAACAAATAAAAGTCGTTATAAACGGTGTAGTATTTAATTCAAAAAAAGAAGTTTGTTTAAAATATGGCGTTGCTTATGAAACAATTGATAATTGGTTAAAAAAAGGTGTTAATTCTTATGGTGAAAAATGTCATTTATATGGCAAAGAAACAAAAGAATATATTGGTAGATACAACAAAAGTTCAATAAAACCAATTACCTATAAAGGAAAAACCTATGAAGCACAAAAAGATTTGGCTGAATACTTAGGTGTTAACCAAGTAACAATTTGTTCATGGGTTAAAAGAGGATTTGACCCTAACGGTAATCCATGTAGAAGAATTGGTGATGAAAAAGAATATACTTTTGTAAAAAAGAAAGATAACGAACAACATAAAAAAACAATAAAAGTAAATGGTATAATTTATTCTTCCAAAAGCGAAGCTGAAAAAAGTTTAGGTTTGTCTAAAGGCTTTTTAGCACCTTATTTAAAAGGTGCAAGAAGAAACAATAATTTTGTATGTGAATATGTCAATCAGCAACCAAGCCACAAGAATAGCGAAAATTGTATTGTGGAAGGCTCAACGACTAATGAGTGAGGAACGCTAACCAATAATCTCAACACGAGTGCCCATCCCCTTAAAAAAGGGTGAAGATATAGTCTGAACTTATAGGAAACTATAAGAAATATAAGATAAAGAACTTATATGGTAACAAAATGGCTGCAAAACGCAAACAGCTATTCAAGGTGTTAACTACAACTTAGCAACACAAGGATGTGCTATTCAAAACACAATTCAAACAGCTACACGTGATTTAATCGATGTTACAAACGCTAATTACAGAGCATTACACGATGAAATTGTAGCTAACAGAATCGAAGATAAAAACGCACAAATTACAGCACAACAAAACGAAATTAACGCTTTACGTTTAGCTGCTTCACAAGCAAATCAAAACACTTATTTGATAGACCAATTAAGACCAACCGCTAAACCAGCTTATATTACATGTTCGCCATTCCAAAGCGTTTATGGTTATGGATGTGGGTGTGGATGTAACACAGGCTGTGGAAGCATTCAATAACTAATTAATTATTAGTATTTTAGGGAGATTAAAATATCCTACTTTCAAAGGCATAGAGAATAATCTTCCTATGCCTTTTATTATCAAATTAAAATTATTAAAAAGGAGTTTAAAATGGCTTTAATTTTAGGTTTAAAAAACACAACTTCACAAACTGTTTTAACAAATGGTTTGATTAATTTAGGAACTACTTATAGAAAATATTGTAAAAGAACCCCACAATGTTTGCCTACTTTTGTAAGTTCAGGCACAAGTGTAACGCTAAATGGAACTGGTATATATCATATTACAGCAACATTAACAGGAAGTGGCACAGCGGCAGGTATACTAACTGCACAATTATATGAGAATGGCGTAGCAATTCCAGGTGCTATTTCATCAAGTACTATTACAACAGCCGATACAGAAATAAGAGGCTTAACGATTGATTATTATATCAAAGTAGATAGTGAATGCATTTTGGGAACATGGGCTGTAAGTCCAAAAACTTTAACACTAGTAAATACAGGTGTTGAAGCAACATATACAAGTGTTGTTTTCAATGTAGAAAAGGTGGTTGGCTAATATGAGAACAAGAATGCGAGATATGTTAGAAAGAAGAACACGTAGAGATGGAAGAAACCCATATGGAAGTAGAGGTGGCTATGTTGTCAGTTCAAAATCACGTAGAGATAGATCAATGGGTTACGATTATGCTTATCCAGAACGAGATTATAGATATGATAGCAGATATGATGCCGAACGATACTATACGCCATATGATATGGGTGGTGAATACACTAGACAACGTGGTCGATATATGGATGATTATGCAACCGAAGACTTAATGGGTGAATATCGTAAAGACTTACGTAAATGGGCTGATAAGTTAAAACGAAAAGATAGATTCAACATTCCAAAAGAAGAAATAATCGAGCAAGCAAAGAAAATGGGTGTATCTTTTAACAAATATGATGAAGAAGAATTTTACACAATTTATCTAATGCATATTAGTGATTATCCTGAAATTGCAAATGATTATTACACTTATGTTGCAATGGCTAAAAAGTGGTTGGAAGATGATGACATCGAAGTTAGCCCTAGTGAAAAAGTATGCATTTACATGTATGACATTGTAATGGGTGAAGAAGATTAAAGAGGTGGTTTAAATGGCTTACAAATACTTTAATAGGAATCCAAATGGGTATAAAATACCAGATTGTGTTATAAGAGCTATTTCAACGGCACTGAATATAAATTATTATGATGTAGTTAAATTATTACATCAAAATGCAATACATTATAGATGTGATGATTTATGTGTGTGTTGTTATGAAAAATTGCTAGACATTGACTTGGAAATACCACACTACTATGGTAATAATCGAACAGTTGAAGAAATAGCCGATAAGTTTTGTAACGAAATTCTTTTATTAAGGATTGAGGGTCATTTAACTACAAGTGTAAAAGGAACGATTTACGATATTTGGGATTGTTCTAACGAGATTGTTACCGATTTTTGGGTAATAAAGTATTAAAATTTGAGGTGGTATTTTCAAAAATACTGCCTTTTTTATTGTCTTTTTCTTGTCTTTTTTATGTCTTTGTGGTATAATATTAGCGTGTGATTAGCACAGAAAGGAGAAAAAGCAAATGCAAAACCAATCAAGATTTAGTGAAGAATTTATGGCTTTGGAACGCAACAAAACTTTGCAAGGTATGGTTAACAATGAACTAATGAAATTAGGGCTAGACTGTCGATTAAAAGGCTTTAAATATGTTAGCGATATTATAACTTTAGCGTTAATTAAGCGTAAATATTCACGAACAACGATTGCCGAATTAACGCCATTTATTGCTTATAAGTATGGTATTAAAGATTTTAGTGTGCAAAGGCAAATGCGATATGTTTGTACAATTAGAAATGCACGCAAAGAAACCGCCATTGATATTGTTTACAATGTATGGCACAAAATCAACACAAAAATTCAAGAAGAAAGGGAGAGTTATGTAAAATGAGAATAACGGAAATTGTGATTGAAAATTTTAGAAATGTTAGCAACAAAACTTTTGATTTGAAACCAAAGTACAACGTTTTTGTAGGTGCGAATGGTTTAGGCAAAACAACACTTATCGATAGTGTTTTATGGGTGCTTTGTGGTGAAACTATTGTTTATGGTAAAAGCGATCCAGATAATAGAAACAAGAATGATTTAAGATTGCCAATAGGTGTAAAAATCACGTTTGATAATAATTTAGTGTTAGAAAGAAAATATAAAGATATTTGGGTTGAGGACAAAGATGGTAACGTAAAATACTCAAGAACTGATAACAACTTTTTCATTAATGGTGCGAAATTCAAAAAAGAAGAATATTTTTCTTTCATACGTGATAAAATCAAATTTGATAGAAACCTTGAAGTAAAAGACTTTAATTTCTTACGTTTCTTAATTGACTATGATTATTTTGGAAATATTGATTATAAAGTAGCAAGAAAATTTATTGAAAAATGTATCAAAATTAAGAGTGATGATGAGTTAATTTTAGAGCAAAAATATGCACCAGTTAGAACTGATATGCAAGTATTAAAGTACGAGTATGGTAAATTATTAAATAAATATAGTACTATTATTAAACAAGCTGATGCAAAAATTGAAGAAATTCAAACAAAAATTGTTAAAAAGCAAGAACTAGTAAAACCTGAAGATATTGAAGCATACGAAAAGTTAAATCAAGAAAGAAAAGAATTATTAAATTCAACTTTTGACAATAAAAATTACCAAGCAAAGATTAAAGATTTAGACACAAGAATATCACAAAGCCAAGAAAACGTATTACTTGAAATTGTCAATGTTAACCAACAAATTAATACTTTAATCAAAAAAGGTAACGAGTTGAAATATCAAATCGACAATATGAAGAGTAATATTGAAGATAGCAAACGCTACATTCAACAATTAACTGAAGAGCAAGAAGAATACACTAGTTTAATCGAAGAAAAACAAAAAGAAAAGTTTACTGAAAAGGTTTGCCCTTATTGTGGTGGTGTTATCAATAAAGATGAAGAAACAGAATTCAAAGAAAATATCGAAAAAGAAGTCGAAATTTTAAAAGCACAAATTGAGGGTGCAAAACAAGGTATCTCTGGTTCAAAAGTAATGATTAGTTCATATGAAGAAAAGATTGAGATTTACGACAAAGAATTTGAAAAGACTTCAAAAGAATATGTTGACTTGACAACACGTTTAGAAGAATTAAGCGTTCAAAAAGAAAACAACGAAGAAGCAAAGAAATTAAGTCAAGAAAAGGCTAAATTAGAGGATGAGTATCAATTAGCAATAAATACATTTAATAGTAATAAAAATGCGAAAATTGGCGAAATTTCAACTCAAATGGAAAAATTAGCGGTTAGTATTCAAGCAAGCAAAGAACTTGAAGAATTAAAACAACAATTAAAAGATTGTAAACAACAAAAATACGTTTGCGAATCAAACATTGACTTAATTAAAGATTTTAAAGCAACTAAACTAAATAATCTTGTTAGCAAAGTAAAAGAAGTATTCCCACAAATCGATATTGAACTAATTGAAGAAAACGAAAACACAGGTAGTTTTAAAGATGTTTGCTATACAAAATTAAATGGCGTTGAATTTACTGGTGTTAATGATGGCTTTAAATACCTTTTAGGAATTGAAATTATTGAAAATATCAAGAAACATTTAGGTGTTGAAGATTTACCAATTATTTTTGATAAATTCGCTGACATTGACAAAGAAACATTTAAAACTATTTTAGGCAAAACTAATTCACAAATAATTTGTACAAAAGTTACAGATAACAAAGAAATTGAAGCAAAAGGAGAATAATTAATATGGAAAATACTATTCAAGAAGTTAAAAAGCAACCTATTTCAATGACTGAATACGTTTTAAATATGGTTGTTAATTATGCAGCTGTTGGTGGCGAAGTATTAACTGAAAGAGAAAAGACTTCTGCAATAAATATAATCACTTTAACAAATAGAGCTATTGTTACAATTGGTGATGGAACAACTTGGAGTGACATTGATTTACGAGGTTGTGGCTATGCAGAACAAGTAAAACATTGGTGTAAACTTGGCATAACTGGCGAAGATAAATTATATATAGATATTCGTAATAATAAATATAAAGCTAAAAAAGATATATTTATTAAACCACAATATCAAACGTGTGAAAAATTAATGACTATGTATTTTGCTTACCCTATTGTACGCTTTAAAACTGAAGTAATTTGTATTGGCGATGAAATAGAAATAGAAGAAGATTTTAAAACTGGCTTAACGACTATTATTTCACACAAACGAAATAAAGATATTGACAGGAATAAATACGAAAATATTATTGGTGCTTATAAAATTGCTTTTATTTCTATCAATCCTGAAAAACCTTTAGACTTAACACAAATTTATGTTGAAATTGATCGTAATCGAATTGAAAGAGCTTATAATGCTAGTTCATCAAAAGATAAAGCCGTTTGGAATGCAGACTCTGTTAAAATGGTTAAAAAGACTGTTACTTGGGAAATGTTTAATAGCGAACAAATTAGACCTTTTATGAAATACCCTGAAGATGTTATTAAAGGTGGCGACTTAAAAATTCTTGAGGAAAGTGAAGAAATGGATTTTAACAAAGAAACAAAATATGAAAATGTTGACAAAGTTAATGAAGAAATTGATAAAAAAGTCGCAACTGAAGATGTAATAGATGTTGTGTACGAGGATGAAAATTAAAATGCTTGATATTTATGCGTTCGCCTCTTCTAGCAAGGGCAATATGTATTTAGTTAAAAATGAAAATACTAATATTTTGTTAGAATGTGGATTGAATGAAAAAAATATACGCAAATTATTAGTGGAGCAAGGCATCACTCTTTTAGATGTGGATGGATGCCTTGTTACCCACATTCACAATGATCATGCGATGAGCATTGATTATGTAAGTCAATACGTAAATGTGTATTCTAATATAAATGTATATAATCATTACAAGAATATAAAATATGTAGAACCTAAAAAACCCTTTAAAATTAATACAATAAAAATAATACCAATTTTAGTCAATCACGGAATGGTAGACAATTATGCTTATGTTTTTTTAGATAAAAATAGTTGCATATTTTTTGGAACTGACTTTTCATTAATGGAGCAAAACATATCTAATTTTAAATTTGATAAAGTTTACATTGAATGTAATTATGATGATAAAGAAGTACAAAGTATTTTAGATAGCGGTGTTGAAGATGATAAAAGAAAAAAATATATAAGGCAAATATCAACGCATATGTCAAAAGCAAATTGCATTAAGCATTTAAAAATGATGGATTTATCGAAATGCAAAGAAATTGTTTTATTACACGCTAGTGAATTTTTGATTAGTCATAAAAAAACTTGTGAAGAATTTGAACGCATTTTTGGAATACATACTACTTTTGCAAAGGAGAAGTAAATATGAAAATTGAAGATGGTTATGTTATTTTTGAACCTACTGATAATGTTAAGATTGAACCAAAGAGAATTTCAGGACATTCTTTTGTTGAATTGCTAGGCTTAAATAAATTTACTCTAAAGGGCGATGCTTTATTGTATATGTTTAATATTCTTCATAGAAATGTTGATGATATTTATCAAAAACGTGGTGAATTTGCGGAAAAGCTAGTAAAAAGATGGCTAGAGCAAAGAGGAAAAACTTGCATTACCTATAATTCTAAAATTATAAAATATACAAATTTCCCAACAAATAAAAACTTTGGTGGTGTAATCGATATTGATTTGCCTGTTGAAAGAACGCTAGTCGAGGTTAAAAGTAAATCAATGAGTAAATACTCAATTATCAAGCAAACAAAACCATTAGATGAAATTTATCAAGCTATGTTATACGCATACTTAAGTGGTTACAAAACCTTTACAATGCAATGGGTTTTCTTTGATGAACAAACTGAAAACGAGATTTTTAGAGGTTTAACCCCTACAACATTGCAAAACGTAAAAGGCATTAGTGCTGTTTATCAAGTAGATAAAAGTGATATATTTATAAAAATGTGGCAAGCAAAAGAAATTGTCGATGATTTTGTAAAAACTAAAAAAATTGAACTTAAAGATATTTCAGAAAAATGCTTTGTAGAACTTAATAAACAAAATTTTAATAAAAAAGAAAATGAAGAACAAAAAGTTGAATTGATAGAGGAAGACCTATTTACATTTAATGAAGCAGATTTTGAAGATATGGGGTTTTAACTATGGAATTAAAAGAACGCATTATTTGGTGCGATACTAGACAAAAAGGAAAGCAATGGGATTGGCTAAAAGAAGAATTTAAAACAAGAGGTTATAAGATTAAAGATGACAAACCTATGACTTATGGCGATTATTGTATGCCACCTAATTTGTCAGTGCTTATTGACACTAAATATTGTATACAAGAAATTGTAGGTAATGTTACCCAACAACACGTAAGATTTAGGAATGAACTTATTGGTGCAAAGGAAATGGGAGCAAACTTACATATATTAATTGTAAATGAAGAAAATGTTAAATGCATTGAAGATTTAAACAAATGGGAAAACCCGCGAATTAAAACGTGGGCTATTCAAAGAAATCGAGCAAGAAGAACAGGAAGACCATACCCAAAACAACCACCAACAAGTGGTAAACAACTTGCAAAGATACTTACAACAATGCAAAATGAATATGGAGCAATTTTTGATTTTTGTAAAAAAAGCGAATGTGCTGATAGAATAATAGAAATTTTAACTGAAGGAGTTGAAAAGTAAAATGGTTAAGAAAAACAAAGGTTTATCAGTTGGTAATTTGATACAAGTTTACAAGTTGAGACAAGGTGTAAGCAAACAAAACTACAAATGGCAACTTTTTACGTTTAGTGATACAAAGTATGATAACGAGCTTAAGAAATATGTTAATTTAGGCTATTACACAATATTTATTAAGAACCCGATTGAGGACTTACGAGAAAAAGATGTAATTAGAATTGATAAAATTTTGGCTATATCCTCAAATAGTTCAACATATAATGGTAGAGTTTACAAACAAACAGTTGTTACAATAGAAGCTAGAAAGTTTGAGAAAAAACAACAAGATGTAGACAATTTAGATACATCAGTTGAACAAGTTGATGACCCAACAAGTTTTGATGTAGGTATGGACAATATGCCATTTTAGGAACTAACAAAAGAAAAACACTGTCAAATTGATGGTGCTTTTTTTAATTTATTTCATTTTACTAATTCAAAGTACTTGACAAATATTTTTAAAAGGTGTAAAATGGTGGTGTGTGTTTAAGACATACAGAAAGAGGTAAATAGTGAATGATAAGCATTAAAGAACGAAAAGAAAAAATTGAATATCTTAAAGCAAGAATATTTGAGATAAATCAATTAAACGAAGAAATCAAAGGCAACGATTTATACAATGATGATTTGCTAGAAGATTATTTTGAAGGTAGTAAGCAAACAGAAATACATTATGCATTAAGAAATTGTACTTATTACTTGGGTATTATGATTCAAAAATTACAAAGTGAATTGAGTTATGAAACCGCACAATACAATATGGCGAAAGCGAAAGGAAATTAAAAATGTTAACACAACAAGAAAAAGAACAAATGGAAAATGTTTTTAAAAGAAACAAAAAATTAGGAATTGCACCACAAACAAAATCACAACTTGCAAAAAAATTAGGAATGTCTAGGCAACTACTTTACTATGTAATAGCCAAAAATGTTAATTCACCTTACGAACCAATTCTTAAAAATTGGATTAAAGAAGCAAATGGCAAGGGTTGCAAGATAGTTTACAAAGTTAAAGAGAATAAACTTAAATTGCTTGAAAAATATGGTTTTGAACATA